GGCCTGTGGGGGGTGGGTGCCCCTTCACTACTATCATCCTGCGGCCTGACCATCCAGACCATCGGGTGTATAATCATCTCACTGACTTACTCACTAGGAGATTTTATGGACAAGCTCAAGACTTTCATCGGCTCGTTGGTTTTCATGGTTCCAATGCTGGCGCTCATGCTCATGTACTTCGACTGCCTCGTTCCATGACACCAAGCCCTTCGGGGCTTTTTTAATGGCCATGCCTCACTACTATCATGGCTGCTTGGTTGGCCCCAGTGCGCGAGTGCCTGCGCCAAGCCTCAACTACTATCATGCGAAAATCCCGTGGGATTAATAAATTGTGGACATACCCGCCAGATATGGTATATAATAATCCCATGGCAGCAAGAAAACGCAGTCATCCGCGCTGATCGGTTCATCAGTTACTTGTTTACTTAGGAATTCTCAAAATGACAAAATCATCCACAATCATCGGTTCACGTGACGCAGCCGTGGGCGCACTCATCGGCAAAGCGGGCGAAGCAGCGGGCACAATGCTGCAAAGCTGCAAGGACGCAGCGGCCAAAGCTGCAAAACAATTAAACCCTGAAACCCCATTTTCTGGCCGTATCGCTGCAGTTGTTTCACTGTATGCGGACGATTTCAAGGCAGCGGGCCACAATGTAAAAAGTCTTTTTGTGGATGCACTGACACTGCACGCAGCAGCACAAACGCCCGTCACAGTGGATGCAGTAGGCAAGGACGGCAAGAAAACCGAAAAGCACATTAAAGCAGCGGACGCAGTGAAAATGCCAAAGCACGCAATGCGGGACGCTGCAAAGCAGGTGCGCGAAGCAAACGGCGTGGCGCGTAAAGTGTCACCTAAGACAGTGACACCAAAGGCCAAAGCCCCAGCAGCGACACCCGCGCCAGACATGCAAGAAATTGACGCGTTCACGGCGTGGCTTGATAACTTGCCGGAATACTTGGGGGATGCAGTTTACCGCCCCAAAATCGAAGCCCGCCTAATTGAAAAAGGGTACATTCTCACCAAAGCGGCCAAGGGTGTACGCATCCATGGCAAGGCAGCAGCCTAAACCCAAGCCATCCAAAGCCCGCGCAAGCGGGCTTTTTTGCGTCCGCAATACCTGACTACTATCATGCGCTGCGCAGTGCGCGAATGGCCGCGCCATGAGAACACACTACTATCATGCCCGCGACGTAATCGTGACCGATGTAAAAGCAACGTAATCCCACGGGATTAGCGACGTAAGAAAGACGTAAGGGCGACGAAAATGCAACCACCCCGCGAGCCCAGCTGTAGAGCCAAGTAGAGCTGCTAAAGTCCTATTCATGCGGGTTTGCGCGACTTTAGATAAGGATTTCCGCATAAAACCTAGGGCCACTTTTTGCTGCTATAACTTTTAATGGCGAGTAATGTAGTGAGATAATAAAGCCTTTAAAATCAACGACTTACGGGGGCCAGCACAGCAAAAACAAGGGTTATAGTATTAATAGCTTTAGCAGATAAAAATAAGAGAGGAAATAGTTGAGACACACAGCCTTTCATTATCGTTTGGCCGAGCCAAACCTTCCCCCATAAAAACCTCTCTCTCGCCTAAATTTGCTGCTAATCTGCTAAACCCAGTATCCATGCGGGTTCCCAGAGGTTCGGCCCTGCTAAAGATAGCGCCAGCCCAACTAATCCCGTGGGATTTAGCTGCTAAAACGGCAAGGTGTGCCCAAAAATTAAGCAAATTACCAAAAAATTTGTAAAGCAAATGTAAAGCCTAAAGAAGATATTTACTTTATTTAGGCGTTACGTGGTATATAATTAGGCTTTACACTTTTCGAGGGAAAAATCATGAAAATAGTCAACTTCCGCGTCGATGAGACCGAACACAAACTAATACAGGCCATTTGCGAGTCGGCAGGTCACACTATGTCGTCGTACATCCGAGCACATTTCAAGACCAAAGCAGTCGAGCTTGGCATCACAGTTGACCCACTAGCAGAGCTGCGAGTAAGTGTGCAGAAAGAAACACCACAAGCCCAACCAAACAAACCACAAGTAATCCGTGTACCTATTCCTACAGAGCCAAACGCATGGCGCGAAGAGATACTACACAGGCACAAGGGTGGCGAGTTGCTAACCAGCATTGCTGATTCGTATGGGATGCCGTTGGCTGTAGTGCGTAGCAAGTTGCATGATGCAAAGACCGCTGAACTTGAGGGCGCGTCACTCAATCTGGACGAGTTGCCTGAGTACAACCCAGCAGACCCAGACAATCCAACGCTGGCTGAGCAGAAAATCAACGCAGACCGCGCACGGGCACAGCTCGAAAAGCTGGGTTTCAACGTATAACAGTCAGACCTCTACGCTTGACAAGCTACGAGTAATACGTTACAATACATCCATCAAGACAGAGAACCGTTTGTTTTGACCCAAGCCCTAATCCCACGGGATTAGGCACTCTCCCTCACTTATTTACTTCTTGGAGTTCACCATGGCTAAATCACATCACGACGTTGGCGTCGCTTTCGGCAACCTAGCAACCAATGCAACTGGCTCACGTATGAGCACGCTCAGAGTCCAAAACCCAGACAACGATGCACACCATGCTGGCCAAGGCAAATCCTTCTACCTAGTGCAGACTGGCATCAGCTATCGCACCGTGGTTGCTCGCATCATGCGCAATGTCCACACCAAGCGCAACGAGCTGTGGCTCACACCAGCCCGATACTCCAACAGCACAGAGCGCCACAAGGGCTATTTCTTGTCAGGTTTCCGCAAGGTCTACGGCTACAACAGCGACGACATCTTCATCACGCCGTGCATTGACAACAACCTCGACCGCCACAACACCGACCACGTGCTCAACACCATCGGCCTCATCAATCACACCTTGAAGGACGTGAACTTGCCCAGACTGCGCGAAGCCACACGACGAGGTACCCTGACATCCTGCCTGCACCGTGCCAACGTGGCCATGCGCAACTTCACCCACAACATCCCGCTCGACGCGGTAGATGCACCCGCCCTGTACGAGTTGCAGACCACCATCGGTTTCCTGACCACAACGCTGGCCAACCCAGACATCGACGAGGTGCGTGCAGCAGTGCGCGGCCACTTGGCTTTGATGGAGGTGGCAGTATGAGATTCCGCCTTGGCCCTGCCAAACCTCGCTTCGCTTGGTGCCTATGGCACTGGACATCCGCCACCGAGAACCTGTTCACGCTATCCCGCGAAGACCTGTTCGTGTTCACCCTGCTTGTCGATGAGGCCAACAAAACGCCGACGGTGCAGCCGACCGCCGAGCCGAAACGATGGGTCGCAGTGGTGCGTAAGCCCAACGACTATTCATACCTTGACAACACATACTGAAAGACTAATCCCATGGAATTAAATATCACAACCACCGAGTTCATCCTGTTCATCTGGGCAGCCATTGCCACTGGTGCAGCCTTTAAATTCAAAGACGAGGCACGTGTGGCCAAGATGATGCTGATGACTTTCATCACCAACGAAGACGCACGCACTCAGGTAGTGGAGGCGCACAACCGCTTCATCAAGTTCCGTGAGAAGCTGGAGGCACACCGTGATTGAGTGGAAATTCAACGCCAACATGAACAGACAGGGCGAGTTCCACGATATGTTCGTCGATGGTGAGTACGCCAGCTGCTGGATTCAACGACACACGGCCAGCGGGTCTCAGTGGAGATTCGCCGTGGCTCTTTCAGAAAACGGGCTCAAGGAATACCACAGCCGCATCCGCGACACGTTCGCCGAGGCACAGAATGACGGCATCGCGTGGTGGGCAGCCCGACAACTTGAGAGGATGGAGAGATGAGGGAAGTTACTCACCACGACCAGCACAAGGTTCGCATTAGTGCGGTGCGTGTGTGGCGTAGGCAATCAGGCGAGGACACAACCATACCGATATGCGCCTATTGCCACGAGTACGACCCGCTCAACCCACGATGCAACGCCACATGTGGAACTGGCAACCTATGGGTAGACACAGCGACTCTTGCGAAAATGACATTGGAAGGAATCAACCATGCCAAAGATTACTAAAAGCCTACGACTGAAATACCTGCCCGCTGGTGTCCACTCGACAGGAAAAGCACAGCCGTGCGTTGTCATACCTAACACTGGTAAGCAGCCATTCCGCGCGGTGCCAATCGCGCCAGTGGTGTCGCAAGACTGCATCGGATGCGTGGGGCAGCACAACCCGTTCGGGTACGCCAACGTCAACTGCGAGGACATACCCGACTGCGACAAGGCCATCTACGTGCGGGCAACACCTGCCAACAAGATCAAGCACATCGCTTGGCTACTCGACCAACACAGCTAATCCCACGGGATTAAGGAACCACCATGAAAACAATGACCGAAGCCCAGCGCCAGAAGGCGCTCAAGCAAGCGACTGACCTGATGGAGTTGCTCGACCCAGTGTTCGAGCGTGGCGACATCGACGAGGAACAGTTCAAGCAGGCGACCAAGCTATACACACAGGCCGTCATCATCAAAGCACGAGTAAGTTCATTGCAAGGGAGAACGATATGAGTCACGACATCCACCACGAAGAGACCTACACGCACAAGTCTGGCAAGAAGTACAACGTGCGCTGGTACTACGACCACGACATGGGCAGCCCGCTAGAAGAGACAGACTGCTACGGTGTCACCGAGCGCCTCGACTGGAACCCCACCGACGAGGAACAGCTGGAGCAACACCTGCTGGACAACGAGCCTGAGCTCGAAGAAGAGACACGTCTGCGCATGATGCGCCAGATTCAGCCACCATCAAACCGCTACGACAGCGGTCTGTACTACGACGTGCTGGGTTCGCTGCACAAGGCGCGTACTGAGTGGGGCGTCGAGCCTGACCGCTGCATGGAGGTTGTCGAGAAGGACTTCGCCTACATCACGGGCTGGTACCACGACGACTGGTGCTGGCTGACCGTGGGCGTGGCCCCGCTGAATGAAGATGACGAAATCGACGAGGACTTCCGCTCGTACTGTGGCGGGTATGAGAGCACGATACTCGACAGCGACGAGGACAACACCAAGTGGCGCGATGAAGTCATCAACAACCAGATTGTGCAGGTTGAGCACGACATCCGCCGCGAGCTGCACAAGAACCAACTGGAGCTGGAGCTATGAGTAAGAAACAGAACCGAATCAGGGCGCGACGCGCCCGTCAAGCGCAAGAGTTACTATCATTAAGAGCGGAGCTCATTCTGCTCTATGACGGCGCTCCCATGCCTGACCACTACCTTGAGGTTGACCGCCTAACAACGCGTGCGCTGGTGCGCAATAAACGATGGTATGACAACATGACACAGCCAACGCCGATTCGTACAACACAATACGTTTCGCCTTCGTACCAAGCCCAAATCGACGCTGCTGCAGAACAACTGCGCCAGCAACTTGACCAGTCCATCGTCGATGAAGTGCTTGGCTTGACACGTAGCAAGTAATCTGCTACAATACTAACCATGAACTGAGAAAACCACTCAGCGCATGACCCTAATCCCACGGGATTAACCACCACTTGTTTACTTATTGGAGAAATCATGGAACAGACACCTGTACCGACCGCGCCATTGTTCAACGCTTTCATGCACGACTTGGCCAAGCAACTCGTACCGCTCATTGTTGCGGAACTCAAGCACCAGACTCAAGCCGAAGGCATGGGGATGATTGCCCTAGACCCCAACAACTTGTCTCTGCCGCTGCACTCGCTGCTCACAGAAGACAAAAACACACAGGAAGCTGTGCAGGGCATCCTCGAAGCCCACTATGACGACACGCTCAATGACATCGTTCGCAGGCTGGACAAAGTTGAGTCAGAAGTGTCTGACCTTGACACCAAGATTGACGAGATAGAGACCAACGCCGATGACAACAAAGTCGATGCCGACAACCACGAGTTTGCAGACGCAGTTATTTCTGTGCTGCGCAAATCAATCTAACCACTTATTCACTCAGGAGAACCACCATGTCACGAATCAACAAATACGACAAAGAAGCCATCGTCCGAGCCATCATGCACGATTTGCCCACCCCAGACAAAAAGAAACGCAAGGAGGAATTGCAGGCGGCTGTCGTCAAGGCGATGTCACCCGAAGCACGCAAGCTCTACAAGTCTTGCCCAAGCGCCCTGCGTACTTACCACCTTGGTGATGTCATCTATGACGGCAACTGGGATTCACGCAACATCATCGTGGGTGACGTGAAAGAGGTAGTCATTGACGAGCTGACCAAGAAGTACAAAGCCGAGGACGAGGCAGTCGTGGCCGCACGCCGTTCACTCAAGGGTGCCATCGAATCGTGCAGCACATACAAGCAGCTGATGACACGCTTGCCAGAGTTCGAGAAGTATTACCCCAAGCCAGATGCCAAGGCCGCAAACCTGCCAGCACTGGCCAACGTGGTCGCTGACCTGAGCAAACTGGGCTGGCCAAAGGGCACAACAACCACATCATCAACCAAGTAATCCCACGGGATTAGGAGCAAATTATGAGTATCAAAAACCACGCGCTGTTGGTTTCACTTAGCGTGAATAAGCCACAGATGACCAAGAAAGACGACAAGGCCACACGTGACGCCGAGGACGCAAACAATGCACACGGCGCAGGGCAGTTCCGCAAAGACCTGTACCCCAAGTCACTGGTGCAACCAATCCTCACAGTCGAGTCAAGTGCCCGTGCCTACATTGAGAGCACCACATACATGTGGACACGTGGCGAGTATCTGCTGCCAACATCGAAGTTCATGGAGTTCACCGAGCGCATCGGCAAATACCAAGTCGAGTTCGACCAGTGCGTCACTGCGTTCCTCAACAACTGGAGCAACGTGATGACACAGGCCGCTGCCTCACAAGGCGAGCTGTTCGATGCCAACGCGTACCCTGACCTGACTGACCTCAAGAGCGACTTCCGCTTCCGTGTCAACTACCGCCCAGTCACTGACTCTGGTGACTTCCGTGTGCAGTTGCAATCAGAAGAGATGGACGCACTGCGTGCCGAAGTCGAGGCTGCCACCAAAGAGTCGATGAACAACATGCTGCGTGCCCCACTGGAGCGCCTCAAGGATGTCGTGCAGAAGCTCAACGAAGTGACTGGCAAGACCGACCGCGAAGTCGTCAACAAGAAGACTGGCAACAGCGAAGTCAAGCCACCCATCTTCCGCGATTCAGTGGTGGACAACATCATGGAGGAAATCAGTTTGCTTCATGCGTTCGCCGAGATTCTTCCCGACAACGTGCTGGCCATGGCCAAGTCCGTAGCAGACACAACACCGCACCCTCAACAGTTGCGTGACGACCCAGAGAAGCGCCGCGAAGTCAACGTGCAGTCCGCTGCATTGCTGGCATCTATCAACGCAATGCTGGAGAGCTGACATGGCCGAAGAAAAGTACGAACCCCGTGCTTTGCTTGAGTTCGGCAGCACAACAATCATATTGCCCACAGACAAAGCCGTCGAAGCATTTAAGTTGTTGCGCTGCGGTGAACCAGTGCAGTACGACTGGGCAGCGTCAGGGTACAAGCGTATGAAGCCACAGTCGCGAGACGGTGGTGTGTCACTGCGTACCTTCTCTGTCACAGACTATGCTTCGCTTGCCCTCAACTCGGTTGACGAGTAAAATAACCCTTCACTTAACTACTAGGAACCACGATGGAATTCAACATCAAACTTGACCTCAAACTTGACCTCAATGGTGTCAACGCTTTGCTCAATCTGCTAAACACTGGCCCTCACGGCTTGGTTCGTCCCATCATCGACGACATCGTGTTGCAAGCACAAGAGCAAGAGAAAGCTGCACAAGCTGCTGCCGCAGCTGAAGACCTCTCTAATAAAGAAGTCGAGCCTAAAGACCCAACACCACTCCCCTAATCCCACGGGATTAACACCGTTGCCAGTGCGGCTCACTGGCACCTCACTTATTCACTCCAAAGGAAATCATCATGCGTATCGCACACATCACCCCTATCCTCGTCAAGCGTTACCTCAACGACAACACTCGTCGTCGCACCACATTACTGCGTGGCCCATCGGGCATCGGCAAGTCCGAGGTTGTCTTCCAAACGTCAAAGCTCTTGTCGGAGCACGTCGCAAACTGGAAAGGTGTCATTGACCTTCGCCTCGCACAGATGGAGCCCACCGACCTGCGCGGTATTCCACACGTCATCGAAGGCCGCACACACTGGGCACGCCCTGACTTCTTACCCGCCGATGGCGCTGGCATCTTGTTCCTCGACGAGATTACCTCAGCACCACCCTCAGTGCAGGCCGCTGCGTACCAGCTGTGCCTGACACCAGAAGACTTCGGCATCCCTGACACATGGATGGTGATCGCCGCTGGCAACCGCAAGACTGACCGTGGCGTGACGTTTAACCTCGCTGCCCCACTGCAGAACCGCATGTGTGACATTGACGTGAGCACCACCATTGACGACTTCACTTCGCACGCCATCACCAAGGGCATCCGCCCAGAGATTCTGTCGCTGTTGCAAGACCGCCCTGACTTGTTGCACAAGTTCGAGCCCACTGGTGACATCAAGCCATTCCCCTCACCACGTTCATGGTTCGCTGTGTCTCACGTGGTTGACATCGACCTGCCTGTGCAAGACCGTGTCGAGCTCATCAAGGGTGACGTGGGTGAAGAAGCTGCCATGATTTTCGAGACGCACCTGCGTGTGTGGGAGTCGATGCCACGCATCGAAGACATCCTGCAAGGCAAGGACGTAGCCGTGCCCAAAGAGATGAACGTGCGTTACTGCGTTGCGATGGGCTTGGCCACACGCCTCGACGCTACCAACTTCGACAAGGCATGGAAGTTCTTGGAGAAGATGCCCGGCGAAGTGCAGACCCTGACCATCAAGCTCGCACACAAGCGTGACAAGTCAATCACTAAGTCGCCAGCGTTCAGCAAGTGGGCAATCGCCAACCAAGCTGCGTTCTCGATGAAGTAACCTATGGCCATCACACACCCCTACACAGGCAAAGCCCGTCTCGACTGGCAGCGCGATGGCAACGGTGTGGTTGTGGCGAGTGTGCTGAAGACTGCTAAATATCGCAAGGGTCACGCCTACGATGTGGCCACAGTCTTTGCACACATACGCCCTGCTTACAACGCGCTCGGTCTTCTTGACGAGCATGGTGGTTGGGTGGTGACTCGCAACTCGTTCGACGAGATTCGTGAGTTCCCCGACATCGACATGGCCAAGCTGTACGTAACATCGCTGTTTGCTCTTGAGCACGGCGCGGAGTAATCCCATGGGATTAGCAGGCTACCAACTGGTGTGGCACGAGCATGGCGATGGTGGGTGGGTAGCTCGTGCAGAGTTACCTGACCCCAACGCAGCAGCTCCACGTGGGAAGATGCGGACTTACCGCTTCGCTCACGTCAACATCGAGCCATGGTATTTAACGCGACAGGTCGGCAAAATTTACGCAGAGATAAGCTGGCATCCTGTTGCAACGAAACACTGGCTCGACAGCATTGACGATGCTAAACTATGGGTCGAGGCGATATACGCTCTCGAACAATGATTCACTTATTTACTGGAGAAAATCATGGCACTTATGGATAGGCTAGACCTCGCATACAGCAAGCTCGGACTGCGTGAAGCGTTCATCGCCGCAGTCATGACCCGCGTCAAGCGCGAGGTCTCTGACAGGGTATCTACTGCTGGCACCAACGGCAACTGGGTGCGATACAACGAAGCGTTCTGCGAGAAGCTGACAGACGAAGAACTGTTCGGCCTCGTGCTGCACGAGTCATGTCACGTAGTGCTGATGCACATGTGGCGTCGTGAGGGACGCGACCCCAAGATTTGGAACGTGGCCAACGATGCGCTCATCAACGCGTACATCAAGAGCCGTGGCTGGCAGCTGCCCAAGGGTGGCGTGCATCTCAGCTGGGTGCGTGAAGAGATGTCATCCGAAGAGGTCTACAACAAACTCAAAGAACAACAGCAGCAACAGCAACAGAATGGTGGCGGTGGCTCTGGTGACGGCGACGAAGATGACAACGCCAACGGTGGTGGCTTCGACGGCAAGGGCGACCTTGAGGACGCACAGGACGATGCAACACGTGTTGACATGGAAGCATCCATCGTGGCCGCTGCCAAGATGGCCAAGGACTGCGGCCAAGGTTCCACGCTCATCGACCGCGTGCTTGAGCATGTCGGCGAATCCAAGGTGCGTTGGCAAGACGTGACCCGCTCGATGATGACTGAGAGCGCTGCCGCTGACTACAGCTACCTGCGCCCATCACGCCGATTCATTGGCTCTGGTCTCTACATGCCATCGCTGCGCTCTGACGCACTGGGTGGCTTGGCCATCGGCTTCGACACATCGGGCTCCATGGGGCCCGACGAGTGCAACCAGATTGCTGCCGAGCTGCAAGCCATCGTTGACGACCTCAACCCTGCGTTCGTCGAGGTGGTGTACTGCGACTGGTCTGTGACGCACACCGAGCGCTTCGAGCGTGACGAGCCATTGCAGCTGCGCCCCAAGGGTGGCGGTGGCACACGGTTCCAACCTGTGTTCGAGCACTTCGCCAAACAAGACGAGCGTTACTGCGGAATGATTTTCTTCACCGACATGGAGGGCAACCTCTCTGAATGTGAAGAGCCACCATTCCCTATGATCTGGGCTGACATCGGCTACAGCCATCCACGCGAACCATTCGGCACACGTGTCGAGGTTCCACTATAAGTTTCTGGGGGAAAGCAGATGCTGCGTGATGACACTGGATGTCTTTGTCCAGAAGGTCGGCGCAGTGAAGCGAGTACCCCACCATCGAAAGAGAACCATGCTTTATAAACTCGAAAAAGAATTGTTGAACCGCCTTGTGCGTATCGAGTCGAAGCTCGTGCGCGGCTTTGAAGAGCTCGGCGTAAACATCGACAAGGACAACGAGTGGTTGACACTCGACGAAGAATCCGCTGTGGTGTACGTGTCAACGCTTGGCCGCTCTATGACTGTGTTGCTTAGTGACATGGCACGTGCAGGTGCGACCAAGGAAGGCAAGGAATACGACATCGTTCACCGTGGTGACATCATTGGCACCATCACGTTCAGGAAAATCACATGACGAACTATCATAAAAATTATGGCTGGCCCACGACACGCTGCTTCCCACGCACAACTCGTGACGCCTTCAAAGACGACATCGAGAACGCGCAGTGGTGGTTCCCACCAGAGCAACGCTGGCAGGACAAACTGTTCTTCTGGGTAGCTGTGTGCATGTGGGTCATAGTGGCTGTTTACTTGTGGAAGTGCTGATATGAAAAACCTTAATCCCATGGAATTAGCCGCTGGCATGACCGAGGATCTCATGGACGTGATTGCCAAGTACGAACACGCTGTGTTGTTGCCCACTGTGCTGGGTATCTTGGATGTCATCAAGTTCGACTTGATACGTGACCACATGGCTATGGCAGAAGATGATGAGGACTGAAAATGAAATACATTGACTTGATTACTTACCCAATCATGCTTTTCGTGGTGTACGTGCTGATTGGTTTATTGAACTGGGACAAAGACCCTGCAACGTGGGCGTATGCACACCGCTGTATCTGGGTTACGTGGGGCTTGGTCTGGGGCTTTGCGCTTCAACGCCGCGTAGCTCACGGAGGCATGCTGTGGTAGAGAACGTACTGCTCATGGCAGCGCTCATGGCGCTTGGTGTTGGTATCACGGCAGCGTTGCTGGCCGGATTTGTTTACTGGATGGAGATTCAAAGTGACTAAAGAAGATATGGCGCAAGTGTTACGCAGCGTAGGCGTGAACGAGAACACCGTGACTGCAATGTGCAATGCCTTTGACATGGGCGTTGAGTACGAACGTGAGGCGTGTGTACGTAGGGCTCGTGTTGCGCTTCTTGGCACGCTTGAGTCAACAGCAGCTCGTGTGATAAACGCGATTCAACTAAAGGATAAAGCATGACACACATCGACAGCACAGGGGCAGCGGCAGTAGACCACAACTACTTCTGGCAACCCATCAAGACATGTCCCAACGGTGTGAAGGTTCAACTGCTTGGTCAAGGCGGTGTCGCTATGTACGGCACGCACAACGGCAAGGGGACTTTCTACACGCACTGGGCACCACTACCAAAACTACCAAAGGGGGAAGCATGACTGACATACAAACGATTTGCCTGACCATTGGGATTTGTTTCACTCTGTGGTGTTTGACTAAATGACGTGGCCGTTCCCTGACCAATTTCCACCTGTACCGTGGACGCCTAAGCAGCAGAAACAGTATGACGAACTCCAACGAAAACAAATTCCTGAAAGCCCACTATGACTGCGATCATCAACGCGTTCCACCCCGACTACATCAAGACGTATCACCCAGAACTTCTCACATCAATCAAGCTCGAATCAACACAGCACGCCAACGGTGTGATTGCAGGTGGTAAGTCCAAAGCGACACGTGAGAACAAACACGGCAAGACAGTGAACACAATCAACGTGTTCCCCAAAACGCAGTCAGTTCAGCGTACTCTTGAGAAGGCAAAATCACGCACTGACATGGAAGAATTGAAGCGCAGGATTCTTGCGCCGACAGAGTTCTTCACGTACAGCAAAGCTGGCACAGCAAACACCACGAATACCAAAAAGAAAGCATAGTGATGATTGAAATCATCAAGACTTACAGCGGGGTTCCGCGCTTCCAAAATGGGTGGCGTGGTATTCCTGAGACCAAGACGTATGTGACGATTGGCTACCTCTACCGTTGCAAGCACTGTGGTGACTTATTTACTGACAAGACAAAAGCGAAAGAACACAGCCATGAGGAAACGAAGTAAGTACAAACCCAAGGGTGTACGGTTGGATGCAGTGACGTGGGTGCTAGCTGGAATAAAACCTTTCAAAGAGGTGCCAACTAGCATTAACATACGCATCAAGAATCATGCAGCGATGGATGCGCTGCGACGTGGTGAAGCAACAAGAGAAGACATGGACGTGCTGATTGGCGCGTTCAACATGACCGAGGCGTACACAATTTTGCGTCCTGACCTCGGGGCTGACTGGGTGAAAGAAATTAGGGCTGGCCAAGACGCACTGCTGATGGTGGCAGCGCGTGGCATTGAGTCCGGTAGGTTTGTGCTGAAGGCGCAAGAGCTAGTCGCCATGAACTTGGTGATGGAGCTGCACGATGCACAACTAGACCAGACCAATGTGCGTGAGATGGAGTTGGCCATGGAAATCATCGACAAGGAATACAAGCATCACAAGATGCGTTCTGTGCAGAAGGTACTCAATGAAAACAGTGTTAGCTCCAAACGCGCCGTGGCCGCACAAGCCACCAACAGCAGTGGTAGCACCGAAGGTGCAGCCAGCGCCGAAGGCACCGCCACCGCCGCGCGACCCGAGCAAGATTAAACGAACCAACGAACGATTCAAACTCTGGGCGGAGAAGAATTTATGAAGCGAGTATTCACCGAGATGTGGGTGCTGATGTTCAAAGGTAATTTCGTGAGGGACGAACACGGCGCATACGTGATGTCCAGCATGAAGCAAAAGGCAATGCGCCTCGCTGAAGAGCGTGGCAAAGGCGAGACTGCACACAAGTGCAAATTCATTATTGAAAAATTCAAATAGGAGTTAGACATGGTTACGAAAAAGAAAATCGTGGTACGCAAAAAAGCGCCAGTGATGTTTAAGGCGACAACACACGTGCCAGATGAAGCAGTGGCTGAAGACCATCCGCTGTACGCAGTATTTATTGCAGCCATTGAGCAAGCAATGTTCGGCAAGGGTCAACGCCATGGTGGCAACATCACGCCATTCAACGACCAGCCTTGGGTTCACTACGCCAAGATGCACGGTCGTGGTTTCCTGACTGGCCAAGCTGCGAAGAAATTGGAAGAGGCTGCAGCGACGCGCACAGGTGAAGCGTTCGAGACCGAAGTGTTCGGCGCGATGGTTTACTTGGGCATGGCAATTCTCAAAGAGCGAGGTGAAGCATGAGCGAAGTAATGGTTGACTTGGAGACCTTGGGCAACGGCAGCAACGCTGCCATCATCTCTATCGGTGCATGTGCGTTCGACCCTGCGAGTGGGCAAATCACCAGCGAGTTCTACGTCAACGTGGAACCACAGAGCTGCGTGGATGCTGGCCTGAAGATGGACGTGAGCACAGTGATGTGGTGGATGAAGCAGTCCGATGAAGCGCGTGCTGCGTTCAACAAGCCAAGCGTGCCGCTTGAGCTGGCGCTCGACATGTTCAAGGCGTGGTACCCACAAGGTGCTGCACTGTGGGGCAATGGCGCTACGTTCGACAACGTGATTCTGGACAACGCGTTCAAAGCCAGTGGCATCAATCGCCCATGGCACTTCACCAAAGACCGCTGCTACCGCACGCTCAAGAACCTGCGCCCTGACATCAAGCAGGACAAGGTCGGCGTGGCGCACAACGCGCTTGACGATGCCAAGTACCAAGCCCTTCACGCATGCAAGTTGTTGCGTGCCGTTGGTGCAAAGTAATGGAAGAGAGCAGTGATGCTCTGGACTCTGCGGTGTACGCCGCAGAGCTCTACAACCAGATAAAACAGGAGCAGGTCATGGGACTTAACTCAATCATGGGCCAAGGGATGATTAGCAACGCGCAGAACTCACTGATGGGCGGCAGCATAGCGAATGGTGCAATCTCAAACGCTCAACAGGCATCGTGGAACGCAGCGCAGCTGGCGCAAGCAAAGTCATCGTACCCATATAAAGAAAACAAGCCGCGAGTGAGTATGGAGTTGAGCATCATTCAGGCTGATAACGGCTTCATAGTCAACATAGGCGAAGAGCAGTACACAGGTCGCACGCCGCACGTGGCCATGACGATTGAAGATGTATGCACCATCATCACCTCGCAGTTGGCATCACGCATGCTAGACAGGACTGAATGATGAACGATATTTTTCTATTCCTGCTGGTGCCAGCTTTGGTATTTTTAATTTACCTATTCGGTAAAGGAATTGAAATCATCAGCGAGTGCTGGCACAAGTGGGACAAGTGGATTGTGTGGCAGACAGAGGACGCGTACTGCCAAGGGCGCAAGTGCTCGAAGTGCGGGCAGCAACAAATAATGCAAACACGGAAAGTTAAAGATGGACATCCTAACAGTTGACTTTGAGACGTACTACGACAAGGACTACTCCCTGTCGAAGATGCAGACTGATGCGTACATCAACGATGACCGCTTTGAAATCATTGGTGTGTCCGTCATCAAGAATGACGAAGACGCTGTGTGGTTCAGTGGCTCAGAGCTTGAGACGATTGGCTGGCTGCATGGCACATACGACTGGGCGAACTCAGCCGTGCGCTGCCACAACACTTTGTTCGACGGCTACATCCTGACGCAACGCTGTGGCATCAAGCCCAAGCTGTGGATGGACACCCTCGGCCAAGGCCGCATGCTGTTGCCGTTCTTGCAGTATCACTCACTGGCCAACTTGGCCAAGCAATACGCTTTCCCCGACAAGGGCACTGCTGTTGTAAAGGCGATTGGCAAACGCCGTGAGGACTTTAATCCCATGGAATTAGCCGAGTACGCTGACTACTGCAAGCACGACACATGGCTGTGCAAAGAGCTGGGCAAGAAGTTCGACCCGTTCACACCGCCACTGGCTATGCGTCTCATCGACATGACGATTCGCATGTTCACTGAGCCGATGCTGGTGGGCGACCAAGCCAAGATGAAACAACTCTATGACGATGAGCTGGTGCGCAAAGAGAAGCTGTTGCAAGACGCGACAGTCACCCGCGAAATCATCATGTCCAACGACAAATTCGCTGCCCGTTTACTGGAGCTTGGTGTCACACCGCCCATGAAGACGAGCAAAGCACGACCAGATAAAGAAACCTATGCTTTTGCCAAATCAGACAAAGCCTTCACCGACCTCTTGGAGTCCGACGATGCAGACGTACAGGCGTTGGTTGCGGCTCGCTTGGGCGTCAAGACGACCATTGCAGAAACCCGCGCACTGAAGTTCCTCGAAACTGCACAGCGTGGCCCGTTGCCCGTGTACCTCAATTTCTGGGGCGCTAAGACCACTGGCCGCTACTCTGGGGGTAACTCCATCAACTGGCAAAACATCCCTGCGCGTGGCCCCTCAGCGGGCTTGCGCGATGCGTTGCTGGCTCCTGCTGGCCACACCGTTCTCGTGGGTGACTCATCCAACATTGAACTCCGCACAGTGATGGCACTGGCTGGCCAAGACGACGTGACCGAGAAGTTGAAGAACGGCGTTGACCTGTACTGTGACTTTGCGTCTAAGCTCTTTGGCCGTGAGATTACGAAGAAAGACAAGGCCGAGCGTTTCTTGGGCAAGACAGCGATGCTGGGTTTGCAGTACGGCGCTGGCGCTGCACGGTTCCAAGAGATGGTTCGTCTCGCCAAGCGCACTGACCCCGGCGTGGAGCTGATTGACCTCGACCGTGCATACGCCATCGTTGACCTATACCGCTCTGTGCATTACAAGGTCGTCGAGTTGTGGAAGCGCTGCGACAAAGTAATCCTGCCAGATATCGCCAACGGCTGCTCCATGCTAAACGTGGATGTCAATGGTTGGTTCGTGACACAGTGGGATGGCTTTGGCCGCCCCGGCGAGCCGGGCGTTATGTATAACGAGCTGGAGCATGACGGCAAGAACTGGACGTACACCATGGGCAAGATGCGGGTAAATCTGCACGGTGCAAAAGTTGTAGAAAATTTATCGCAACATGCCGCAATGCAGATCGTTATGTGGCAAACTGCGCGTATCAACCAGCGCTACCCAGTGAAGCTGTCCGTCCATGACGAGGCTGTCTGTGTAGTGCGAGATGATGAACTTGTTGAAGCCCGTGCGTATATGGAAGAGTGCCTTGCGATGACACCTAAGTGGTGTCGCAGCATCCCTGTTGCGTGTGAGACTGGAGTTGGAGGAAGCTATGGCGATGCTAAATAACCCAGAAGAAAAATGGGTTCACGTCGAAGCTAGCCGAGACCATCACACATTCGACATCAAGATGCGTATCGCGGTGCGCTCTAGTGATGGATGGATAAAGGTATTGGACATAGCCAACGATGGTTGGGTCTCAGACTCACCACCATCACGACGACAGATACTTGAGAACATCCACCACAACATCACGATACAACTTGCAGAACTAACTTTGGAAGAAACATGACAACACCGATGCCCCTGTCGTTCAGCCGACTATCTACATTCGAGCAATGCCCTGCGCAGTTCGACTACCTCTATGTTTCCAAGCGCGTGCAGAGCACGATGAACGAAGCGTCAGAGTATGGCGACCGTGTCCACAAAGTGCTCGAAGCGTATGGCAATGCCATCGTTGCTGGCAGTGAGGCTGTGGTCGCAGCTGTCGCGCTCGAAGACACACTCGAAGCCAAGCAGTCGCTTGAGCGCTGGGGCCCATTGGTTCAGAAGATTACGTCACGCAACGGCGAGAAGCTGTTCGAGCATCAGATGGCCGTAAACCGCCAGCTGCAGCCTGTTGACTGGTTTGCCAAAGACGTGTGGATTCGCTCCATCGCCGACGTGCTGGTCATTGACGGTGACACTGCGTACTGCCTTGACTACAAGACAGGCAAAGTGAAAGAGAACCCAACACAGCTGCAGTTGTTTGCAGCCATGGTGATGTGGCATTACCCACAAGTCAACACTGTGAAGACATCGTTCATTTGGTTGAAGTTCGACGACGTGACAAACGCCAAGTATGAGCGCCGCTACCTTGACGCGCTGTGGCGTGCATTGGAGCCACGCTTCGATAACGTACAAGAGACGATTGACCTCGGCGTGTTCAAGACCAAGCCAAGCGGCTTGTGCCCATGGTGCCCAGCGAAAGGCTTCTGCCCTGACGCGCGGTTGAAGGGCAAGCGATGAGCTGGTTGAACATCTTCGGTAAGAACAAAGCTGGCCAGCGTGTAGCGCACGTTGTGCCAGTCGAAGACACCTACGAACATGAGCTGGACATCACATGCTGGTGTCAGCCAGAGGTAGACGAAGATGACGACAGGGTGCTTGTGCATAACGCACATGACCAACGTGAGTTGTACGAATCAGGCAAAAGGAAACTGCAATGAAGAATGAAGGCGATGTAAAAAAGATTGTCAAAGCTGTCCTCAAAGACACTGACAAGTGCTGGTGGTTTATGCCGCCAGCCAATGGCTTTGGCCGCGCTGGTATTCCTGACTTCGTGGGCTGGGTCAACGGCTGCCCGTTCGCTGTCGAGACCAAGTTCGGCAAGGGTGTGACTACTGCTAATCAGAACCGCGAAATCAACGCTGCATCACATGCAGGCGGTGAAGTGTGGATTGTTCGAGAGACTAACGTGGACGACTGGGTTCTGACGTTCAAAGCATGGGTGGCCTTAAATGCTGGTAATTCCTGATAAGCGCAAGATCATCATCAACAGCAATGAGAACGATGCTGTTGCTCTAGTGATTCCACACGCGAAGAAGTTCACCCACAACGGTGAAGAGATGCTGGCCATGCCTTACGGCGTGGATGAGGCCATGGTGCTGAAGAACCTCGGGTTCAATGTGCCAGCACCCATCAACGAATACTACAGCTGGCCAGGACGCTTTGCGCCTATGGAGCACCAGAAGGGCACTGCTGCTTTCCTCACCATGCACAAACGTGCGTTGTGTTTGAACGCGCCGGGCACGGGCAAGTCCATCAGTTCATTGTGGGCTGCTGACTTCTTGCTGGATGAAGGCGTTGCACGCAAGGTGCTCATCGTCGCTCCGCTATCTACCGTGAAGGTGGTGTGGGGCCGCGAGCTCAAGCATCACTTGCCACATCGTTCGTTTGTCGTCTGCACTGGTACGAAGCAAAAGCGCATCGACCTGTTGGCGACACCGGGCGTGCAGTACGTCATCATCAACCACGACGGCTTCTCGAACATGGCTGCAGAGCTCAATGGTTTCGACGTTGTGATTTATGACGAGGCTACAGCGCTGAAATCACCGAGCTCTCAACGCTACAAGATATTCGCCAAGTGGATGCAGAAGCATCAGCCATGGCTGTGGTTGTTGACGGGCACACCGATTTCGCAGACACCTGCTGACGCATGGACACTGGCACGTCTCGTTGACTCGCCAACATGCCCAAAGAGTTTCACCACATTCAAAGACTTGGTGATGCAGAAGGTGACGACGTTCAAGTGGATGTCACGCCCTGATGCGTTGGAGACATGTCGCCGTGTGCTGCAGCCCTCGATTCGCTTCTCGCTTGATGAGTGCAAGGATTTGCCTGACACCAACTTCGTTGGTCGCAAAACCACGTTGACCAAGCAGCAAGAGAAAGCGTTCAAGGAGATGAAAGACCAAGCGGTCACTGTGTTCTCTGGTGGTGAAGTCACTGCTGCGAACACTGCCGTGATGCTGAGTAAGCTGCTGCAGATTTCGTGTGGTGTCGTGTACGGCGAGGACGCTACGCTTGTCATAGATGCCTCAGAGCGGTACAATACCCTCACGGAATTACTCACAGAGATTGGTGATAAAGCAATCATCTTCGTGCCGCTCAAGGGTGTGCAAGTTTGGCTTCAACAGAAGCTGACCGCAGATGGTTTCGACGTTGCCATGGTGAACGGAGACACGAGCAAGAAAGACCGCGATCAGATATTCAACGACTTCCAGCACACGGACAGGCCACAGATTTTGTTGGCTCACCCCAAGGTTGCTGCGCACGGTTTGACGCTGACACGGGCTAAGGACATCATTTGGTTTGCACCTATTTATTCACTTGAGATGTACGAGCAAGCCAATGCAAGGATTCGCCGGTTGACCACAACTGGCAAAACATCTGTTTGGCACATCTGGGCCACAGGCTTCGAGGCAGAGCTATACCGCAGGCTCCGCGCGAAGAAAAACACACTTGCGGAGTTTTTGAATTTGGTGCAAGGCATCAACAGTGACGAAGAGTAAAGGAGTTAGGCATGAACTACGAAATTGCAGTTGAGCGATACCTCAACGTGCGCAAAGAAATCGACGAGATGGAGCGCGAGCACAAGGCATCGAAAGCAAAGTTGACTGAGAAGTTGGTGGCGCTGGAAAACTGGATTACTGCGAAAGCACAAGAGGATGGCCTAGAAACCATCAAGACACCATACGGCACAGGCTACTGGTCAACGCACCACACAGCCACAGTGGGTTCTCGTGAAGAGTTCTTCCGCTTCTGTGCAGAACACAATGCTTGGGATATGGTCGAGTCCCGCGCATCTAAGACCGGCGTCAAGAGTTACATCGAGGCAAACGGCGCACCTCCACCCGGGGTGAACTTCTCATCGAACCGTGTATTCAATATGCGTAAAGCGCAAGCAAAGGACTAACTTAATGACTGATGACGAAACTTTCATTCAGGCGTACAAAGAGCACATCGCCAGCGTATGCCATGAAGTGAACCGTGCGTACTGTGAAGCCCTAGGCGACCACAGCCAACCTGCATGGGACGATGCCGAAGACTGGCAAAAGCGCAGTGCCCTCATGGGTGTTGACCTGCACTTGTTTAACGACGTGGGCCCAGAGCGCAGCCATGAAAACTGGATGGCGCAAAAGCTCGCTGAAGGCTGGGTGTATGGCGAGATTAAATCTCCCGCGCTGAAGACCCACCCGTGCATCACCCCGTTCGAGTTGCTGCCTAAAGAACAGCAAGCCAAAGACTTTATTTTCCGCGCAGTGGTTCACGCCATGCGTCCCCCCAAAGCTCAACCACAGGAGTAACCTATGAGCAATATCGCAACCGTCCCAGCACACATCGCAGCACGTATCGCTGCACGTCAACAAGCAGGCACTAAGTCTGCAGTCGCCTCGGCCATCGTCTCTGACGGCCCAAGCATCCCGCGCATCAGCATCCGTGCTGGTCGCTATCGCTTGAACGAAGACGGCGTTGAAACCACAGTTGGCGTCACCCTCGACACCATCATCGTTGGTGCCAACCCCCGCGTGTCCAAGGTGTTCTACGCCAAGGCGTTCGACGCATCTGCTGAAAACATCCGCCCTGATTGCTGGTCGAATGATGGCCTGAAGCCTGACGCATCTGTGACTGCACCAGTTCACTCTGGCTGCGCCGACTGCCCGAACAACGTGCTCGGCTCCAAGATTCTGCCCTCCGGCGCAAAGTCGAAGATGTGTGCTGACCAGCGTCACCTCGCTGTTGTGGCAGCTGCTGACCCCACCAAGGTCTACAGCTTGACCGTTCCTGTCAGTGGCATGAAAGCCCTGCGTGAATACTTCAAAGAGCTCGGCAACTACGGCATTGGCCCAGAAGAGGCAGTGACTGAGTTGGGTTTCGACGACCAAGCCAGCTTCCCTAAGATCACGTTCAAGCAAAAAGGCTATGTGCCCGAGAAGGCCATTGCCCGCGTTGACGCTCTGATTGACAGCGACCCAGTGAAAGTGGCTACCCGCCAAATCGCACCTACGTCTGCTGGCCCAGCCCTCGCAGCCCCCGCTGCAAAGGCCGCAATCGCAGCACCAGCCAAGCCCGCCGTGGACGATGCCTATGAGGAAGAAACAGCAGGTAACTCCACAGCTGAAGCTGAAGTGATTCAGCCCAAGGCTGTGGCTGCCAAGCCAACCGTTGCCCCTGTAAAAGCATCGGATGAATTGGCCGCGAAGCTCGACTCACTGTTCGACGAGTAATAGAATCTCGGAACGGCTCCCCCGACTTCGGTCGGGGGTTTTTCATCTAGGGGCACGGACTTGGACACAAAAAACTTTCTTACTCGCATATTTGCCCAGACCGACGAATTGGTCATCTGCACGCACAAGCCAGATACATCAGGGCAAAACCCTCGTGGCATTTTCTGGAATCGCGGCTCATTCGCCAACATCGACGACGCTGTCAATGCAATCTCAAAGTGGGATGCTGAACCCACAACAACCGTTTACTACGGCGTTGGCGCTTTCGCTGGCCACGCCTTCACTGATTCCAATGGCCGACAGAAGTGGTCTAGAAAGCAAGAGCAGGCCACATGGTTCAAGGCTCTAGCTCTCGACCTAGACATCGGTGCAGACAAGCCCTACGCAACCCAGAAAGAGGGTTGGACTGTGATGGCAGCTGCGCTCAAGACAATCGGTATGCCAGCCCCCATGGTGGTGTCATCAGGCAACGGCATCCACTGCTACTGGCCCCTCACCGCAGCCATCAAGAGTGCTGACTGGGTGAAGCTCTCAACAGCCCTTCGACTGGCGCTTGAAGAGCACGGTGTGCAGATCGACACCAGCAAGATTCACGACCCATCCATGGTGCTACGCCCAGTGGGCACACACCACAAGAAGCAACAGCCGTGGAAGATGGTTGAGTGCAAGCGTGACTGCCCAGACTACAACCCGCGCGACCTAGTGCCCGTCCTGTCTCAGTGGATTGGCAAAGTGTCACAGGTGGCTCGCCCAGCTCACCTCGCCCGCTCAGGCAAGAAGTCGTCCATCATGGACGCAGTGATGAACTCCAACGACGTGCTCATTGACGCTGTGGCCATGCGCTGCAACCAAGTGCATGCGTTGATCGAATCCGGTGGTCTGCTCGACGCAGCTGGCCGCCAAGTTGAAGAACCGTTGTGGCGTGCATCCCTTGGCTTGGCCAAGCACGCGACAGATGTGGCAGATGCTGTCATCAAGATCGCTGGTGGGCACCCTGACTTCGACCTCGACGCGAACTTGGCCAAGATTGACGGCTGGCGCGGTACAGGCCCAACAACATGCGCACGCTTCGAGCAGTTCTGTGCATCGGGTTGCGAAGGCTGCCCACACAAGGGCAAGATTACCAGCCCAGCACAGCTGTCTGTGGTGACTGAAACCAAGGTCGAGACCCCAGCGGGCGAGACCAAAGAGTTCAAGCTGCCCAAGGGCTACGTGGTGAACAACAACCAAGTGTTCCGCGAAATCAAGACCGAAGTGACCACCACCGATGCCAACGGCAACGACGTGGCGCAAGAGGTCACTGAGTTCGATTTGGTCAGCCCATACGAGATGCACATCACTGGGATGTATAACGACCCAGAGAGCCGCAAGTCAGCGTTCAAGTTGATTGTGAAATACCCGATGACGGGCTGGAAAGAGGAAGAGCACGAGATGGCAGTGCTGGCCACAGTGGGCAAGGAATTTACGACGTTCCTGCTCAACCGCCAGATTTACATGAAGCACACAGGGCAGTACGAAAAGGTTAGGAGCTTCTTGATGGATTACTTGACGATGGTGCAACAGCAAGCCCCCACGGGTCTCGACTACGTGGCGTTCGGCTGGCAAGAAGATGGCTCGTTCATGTGCGGAGCCTCAGTGCTTGGCCATGAGCACGGCGTATCTGACTTGCGCTTGCGTGGCCCAGCGGCAGACTTCAAGGACAAGATTGCCCCACATGGCGACCGTGATGAGTGGGTGCGTGGCATGGCCATGCTAGACCGTCCCGGCACTGACACGCTGCGCTCTGCGGTATTGCTGGCTACGGCTGGCATCATCGGCAACGCTGCGGGCAACGCCACATGCGTGGTGTCTATCTACTCGCCCGAGACAACGACAGGCAAGACGCTGGCGCTCATCGCTGCGAACAGTTTGATTGGCAACCCCAAAGAGCTGTTCCTCAGCCAGACCGACACGTCCAACGCCATGTATAAGATTCGTGGCGTGCTGAACCACCTGCCTTGCACGATTGACGAGCTGACCACTGCAGACGACTCCAACATCGCTGACATGGCCTACATCCTGAGCCAAGGCCGTGAGAAGAACGCCATGACCAAAGAGCGTGAGCTGCGTAAGCCCGCGACATGGGCTGGCCCAACACTCGTGACCACCAACATCTCACTGCACCAGAAGTTCGAGGGCGCACAGGCTGGCAATGACCCGCTGAAGGCCCGCTGCTTGGAGCTGCCACAGCATGACCGCACATTCGTTGAGACCCGTGCAGACGGCAAGAGCGATGGCTACGACTTCTTTGACATCATGGCCAAGAACAACGGCTGGGCTTTCCCTGAGTTGGTTGAGGTGGTGATTGCACGTGGTGGCGCTGAAGATGTGTGGAAGCTGGCCGAGGCTTCGTTCGTCAAGACCTTCGGGTTCCTGTTCGAGCCGCAAGAGCGCTTCTATCGTACAGCCATCATCTCTGCATGGGGCATGGGCCGCATTGGCCAAGCCTTGGGTCTGTTCCCGTTCGACATCAAGGCCACCATCCAGTACCTGATTGAGCGCGTGAAGGCCACCCGCCAGCTCGCCGAAGACAACAAAGTTGACGTGTTCGACACCATCGGCCAGTTCTTGGCAGAGCACAACGACCAGCTAGTTGAGTGCAAAGAGAAGTACGGCAGCGGTGTGGAGCAGGTTGTCCTGCCAGCACCAGAGCGTGCAGTGGCACGGGTAAAAATCGTGTACGACGCGACAACACCCATCATGCCCGGCAGTTGCGTGTCAATCAGTGCAGAGCGTCTGCGTTCATGGCTCAAGCACAAGAACGATGGCCTTGACCGCATTGAGCGGGCACTGGATGTCGAGGGTGCGTTGCTCAAGCGCCGCGAGCGCATCACACTGTTCAAGGGCTGCCCAAAGCATGCGCCCGGCCAGATGCAGTGCGTTGTGCTGAACCTGAACCACCCACGGTTTGTTGAGAGCCTAACGGGCACCAACTCACGCCCACAGAGCAAAGTGACATTGGCAGTTCTAGGCGCAGCAGCGTAAGGAGGCACCATGCAATCATCTAGGCTACGTGAGATTCAACAATGCGCGGCCAAGGCCGCAGTGCAGATTTCAAGGGTGGAACAGCACAAGCGCCACATTCACATCATCTTGGCGAACGGCCGCAAGGTCTTCGCCGCCATCACCCCCAGCGATAAGCGGGCGGCCCTGAATTTAGTCCGCGATTTGAAGCGAGAAGGAGCAACTGCATGAGTATTGATTCAATCGAGCTGTGGCACCGCCGCGCTCGCCCTGAGCCAACGAGGGAAAACTTCGCCGTGCAGCTGGGCTGCCACTTCGAGGAAATTAACGAGATGCTGGACGCACTCAAGTTTGAGGGTGGCTACGCCAACCTGCGCTACGAGATGAAGCTGCTGGCATCTCGCCTGAAGACGGGCGAAGAGGTCGTTACTATCATTGACCGCAAAGAGTTCCTCGACGCCGTGGCTGACCAGACGGTCACAGCTGTGGGTGCGGGGCACTGCGCGGGCATGCGCACAGCGGAAGGTATCGCCGAGGTGAATCGCTCCAACTGGAGCAAGTTTGACGAGAACGGCAACCCTATCTTCAACGACAACGGTAAAATCGCAAAGGGCCCCAACTACAAGGCCCCTAACCTTGAGGGCCTCTACTGAGGATTAACTATGCCACGTGACTACAAAAAAGAATACGCCAACTACCAAGGCAAGCCAGAGCAAATCGCGAACCGTGCAAAGCGCAATGCTGCACGTGCGACGCTGGAGAAGAAGGGTGTGGTGTCAAAGGGTGACGGCAAGGACGTTGACCACAAGACGCCCATCGCCAAAGGCGGCGGTAACGGAGCGGGCAATCTGCGTGCAGTACCCAAGTCCGTCAACCGCTCCTTTGCCCGCACACGTGGCGCGGGGATGAAGTAATTACTTCTTTTTGGCCTTGGGCTTCACGCCCTTGGCTTTTTGGTCTTCACGAACGAACTTCGTAGCGACCTTCTTGGAGACACCAACCTTCTTTGCGAATGTTGGGTCGTGCATCGCAGCACGCATCAAGTTGGCTTGCTTAGCTGATTTGAACGGCATCATTTACCCTTCTTTGCAGGCTTAGCTGTCTTCGCCGACTCTTTGAAGTCTTTGGCTGTAGGCGCACCTTTGCTACCTACAGGCCGCATCTTCTCCCCAGAGCCAGCCTTGATACGGGCCTGCTTCGCGTTGATGTTCGCGTACAGGCCGGGCTTCATTTCTTTTTACCCTTGTGCATGCCGGGTTCCATCTTCTTTTCCATGGCGGCGTAACCTTTTTTGGTTGGAGCCATTTTCTTCTCAGCAGCTTCCATCTTCTTGGATTCGCCTTTGCCGAACGGGTTCATTTTCTTTGTTGCCATGAGGAGCTCCTAAGTAACAGTTTTCCAAAACCCACGCGGCAACCTATTGGATGCTTGCTGTTGTGGGGTCGCCCAACGGACGTTACCGGGTTCATAGTTACCCAGCGGGTCTATTCTATCGAGGGAAGTACCTTGCGGTCTAGTACCTATGCAAGACACTAACTGTTGCAGAGATTTAAAGTTAAACTGCACTTTCTCGTAACATAGATGATGCTCAGCGCCTAGCTTACAGCGTTGCTTGGCTTTGTAGTAGCTACTGCGTGTATACAACATACTCTGGTCATGCTTAACTCCAGTACCCTTTCTAGGGTGGTCACGATCAGCGAACCGCGCACGGTTATTACACCCTTTACAAATCGGCGGTTTGCCGTTTAGTTTAGCTATCACGTCAGAACGTGCCAGCCTTTTTTCACCGCATACAGGGCACGTCACTTCGTACCGTAAATTACCATTAGCCATAGACTACTCCAAAAGAGTAGATTGTACCACTTGGTATTGTTCACCACTTAACGCGGTCGGCCCAGTAGGCGGCTGACATTTTGCCTTTAGCGATGTTGCCCGCATGGCGAGCTTTAAACGCCTCGTTGCGTGCAGACCCGTCAGGGCTGCCCTTAACACCTTGCTGGCCAAAACGAATTGTCTTGACCTGTTCGCCTACCTTGGCCACGACGACGTGGCTCTTGGTGGGATGGCTGGGGGTGGCCTTGGGCTTGTTGAAGCCCGCCACACCCGCACGTGCCAGTCGTGAATCTTTGGTTGCCATACTTATTCCTCCGCGCCGCCACGGGCTTTGATGATTTCTGCTTCCATGCGAGTGCGCAACTCTTCGAGCTTCTCGTCCAGCGCATCATAGTCTGGATATGCTTTGCGGTACTCGTCACGCTTGGCCGAGGTCATTGCTGACTTGAAGTCCTTGCCGATGCGCTTGACCACGATTTCGTTGACGGCTGCCTGCTCAGTGACGTTGAAGTCGTAGAACTTCATGCCGAACGCGCGGGCAATCGGCAGGCTGGATGGCTCTTTGCCGGTGATGCCAGTCTTGCCTTCGATGATGTCGTCCACCTTGCTGATGTTGCGGCTGTTGATGAGCGGGATTGTCGCTGTATCGTAGGCAAACTTGGTGCTTGTCCACAGCTTCTGCAACTCGGTATCAGTGGGCTTGTGCAACGACTTGCCGGTGTATGGGTCAACGCCGCCCACCAGCCCCAAGATGCCGCTTACGAACGGGCCGCTAGGTGTCAGAGATGCAGGAATCCACGACTGGCCCATCATGCCGTTGGGCAGGCCGCGCGTGAACGATGCCATAGGAAAGTAATCACCGAGTTTGTAGTACACGGGATTCTCTTCGTCACCCATGAACGGGATGCGGATGTTCATGTATGGACCCACTGAGCCGAACATGCGCTCACGGATTGACTCAGGCCCCTGCTTGCGCAGTTCCTCGTCGTCACCGCCCGCTGCGCCGCCCATGGCAGCTTCCAGAATCATATAGGCCATCATCACGTTGGCCAGCTTCCATGGCTCATACACGGCGATACGACCGAGCACAGGTGCCATGGCGTAGAACCAAGAGATGAACGGCATCACGGTTTGGCGAGCAACCTTCACAGCCTTGGAGTCGATGTCGTAGTCACCGAACGCCTTGCGGGCGAACAGACCAGCTTCGCGCATCATGTCAGCCGTGGGGGTGCGCAGACCAGCACGCTGTTGCAGGGCACCGGCCGTCTTCAGGAAGGCAGCCATACGGAAGATGTTGTCTTCAGCGGCGTACATCTGTGACGACAAGTCGTCGATGCGGTCAACACCCTTGCCGAGTTTCTTGGCTTGGGCTTGCAACCACTCTGCCTTGGCCTTCTCGACACCGAGCCAGCCAGCGACACGACGCATGACGGAGATGTCTTCACCACCGCGCAGGTTTGCCTCGTGGGCTTTGTAAAGGGCTTCCTTCACCTCAGCGCTGGAGTAGTCGGCCAGCATGGCACCGGAGTCACGGAAGGCCATCATCAGCTCAAGCTCTGCCTTGGTCAGCGACTTGGGGTTGGCTTCGTACTTGGCCAGAATCTGGGCAGCGTCACGCATGGTGCCAAACGAGATGTCATGGGTCATCGCCATGGTCACGTTGGATGCAGTGTTGGTCACGTGGGTGCCGAAGTTCCACACGGTCTTGGACTTCTTAAACCAACGCATGGTGTTGTTGGCAGCACGCCAGTTCACGATTGGCTGACGGTCGGCCATGTCACCCATGGCGTTCCACACGGGGCCGGGGATGAACTTGCCAGCGAGGTCGCCGTACACGTTGGAGTCAGGCAGCTGCACCCATGTGCCAGATTGGCGGTACAGGGCCTTGGTCTGCGGTGAACGAGAAATCTCGTGCGATGCCTTGAGAACCATGCTGTCGGTGATGACAACCTTGTCCTTGGGGTCTGTGATGCCGTCGTTGAGCATCTTGTTCACGTCTTCGAGGCTGTCGAAAGCCACCTGAGCGTGCGAGTTGTCGCCACGGCCCATGTCGTTGATAGACTTGATGAAGTGCTTGCTGGAGTAGTTGTTGGCCAGTGCAGCAATGGTGTTGCGCAGGGCGTTGGCTACGTCATCAGCCTTCTCGTTGGCGATCTTGTCCTTGGCGGTGGTGTTGGTCACGAAGGTGTATTTGTTGTCCTTCATACCCTCGAACAACCACTTGCGTGATGTGTCCACTGTAAAGCCCATGGGGTTCACGCCACCGAGTTCTGCAAAGCGTGCAGCAGACATAAAGCCAGCAGGCATCATGCCGCCCTTAGCAGTCAGGCGGTTGGTCTCGAACACACGGTATGCGTCGCCGTCAACCACGAGGTCGCCGTTGTCGTCTTTCTGGAACCAGTTCTGGTCGAGCTCAGTCTCGCCTTCGCGCTTCAAGCCCAGCACCTCATTGATTTTGCCGAGGCCGAACGTAGCACCAGCAACTTGCTCGGTGCGCTCGGGGAATAGCAAAGTCTCAGTGAACTTGCGGCTGTTGAAGTAGCGCTGCTCAACTGGGGTCAACTCAGCCACGTACATGTCGAACCAGCCCTTGAGCTTGTCGGCCACAGCCTTGAGCTTCATGCCGTCAGGCAACTTGTCCAGCGCCTTCTTGTCACCGTCAAGGTACGCGAACAGGGCGTTGACATCTTCTGCTGGGCGGCGAGAGATGACGTTGGCCAAGTCTTCAGCGTACTGGTAGCCAATGCCTTTGTTGAGCTTGAAGTTGTCCATGATCTTGGACACGCTCTCGCTCACGTTGTAACGTGAGTTAATCCACCCCAAGACGATTTCAGCGCCGGGGAAGTTCTTGCTGATGAACGCACGAGTTTTTTCGCCAGCAGCGCCCACAAACTTCTTGGCGTTGGCTTCGCTCCAGCCTACCAGCTCAAATGCACGTTGGGTAGCCTGCAGTTGCACAGCGTTGGACTTGTTCCAGCGGGAGAAGTCCTGCTCACTCACGCCCAGTGCCTCAGCGGCTTTGGCATCGCTGATTGGCTTGGTGGTTGTCACTGCGGCTTCGAGCACTTGGCCTTGGCCAGTGACTGCAGTTTGCTTCTGGGCTTTTTCAAGCAGCTCAAGCGACGACTCAAGCACGTCGTTTGCCAGTGTGCGTTTGCCGCCCAACAGTCGAGATGCGATTTGCTTGATGGCTGCCCAAGCGCTGTTGATGGACTCCAAGAAAGTCTTGGGGATGTTCTTGTCCGACTTCATGCCTTGGAGTGCCTTGCGGAACTCAGCAAGCGTGTTGCCGTAGGAGACCAGTTCGAGCACAGCGTCCAGTTCGTTGCCCTTGGCCATCAGGTCTTTGAGCAGGTTCTGAACTTCCAACGCTTTACCAGTTAGCTCGCCCTTGTAAGTAACCACTGACTTGAGTGACTTCTTGAGCTGCACAACGGCAGGGTGGTTGGGGTTCTTGTAGACGAACGATTGCAGCGCGGCGTGGAACGCCTCGTGCAAGATGACTTCTGGCGATTCCTCTTCGCTCAGGTACACCGTGTTGGTGGCTGGGTCGAAACGGGGTTTGCCGTCTTTCGAGAACTCCAGCTTGATGTCGCTTTCGCTGCCAACGATTGACTCCCGCAGAGCCAATGCCAATGCACGCTCCATGGGGGTGCCGTTGGTGCGCATGTAGTGCAGGATTGCTGGTAGTTCGTAAAGCATGCCGAGGTCTTTACCTGCGTAGATGCCCTCTTTGGCAATTTTTACGAGCGTAGGCATCTTGCCTTTGCCCTTGACCTCAATGGAGCCACGGATAGCTTTAGTGCGAATGTCGGCAGTGTCTGTCTCTTTGCCCATGAATACTTCACGCTTGGCAGCGTCCCATGCCTGTGACAGCATGGTGTCGAGCTTTTTCAACTCGTCGCGGACTTCTTTCTTGTTGCTGCCGGGGGCGGCCAGCTTGCCCTGCACCATGTCTTTGACGAGGCGCACAACGGCTTCGATGTCCTTGGCGTTGCCGCCGACGGCGGTGCCCAGCTCGGCCAGTGCGTTTTGCACGTTGGCTGCCTGCATCTCGATGGCGGACGACTGCTCGTCTGCGAACTGCGCAGCGTTGCTGCCCTTGGCGATCTTGTTGCGGCGCGACAGGGCTTGGCCACCTTGGTCAGAGTAGACCTTGTATGCGTTGGCGAAGTTGCGCAGAGAGTCAACGATTTGGCCAGTCTTCTCGTCAGCGACTTCTTTGCCAAGCACCAGTGCATCACGGATTCGCTTGAGGCCAGACTGGTCGATGCGTGTGCGGCCGGGCACAGCCTTGGCACCGGACTTCACCGATGCGGGCAGCACGTCACCAATGGTTTCGCCTTCTGCGTCAGCGAGCAACTTGCTCAGTTGAGCGGATTCTGCTGGGGTGAGTTCTTGTCCTTGCGCTTTTGCTTGGACGGCTTTAGCGGTTTGAGTGCCACCTTGGGCTCCTTGTACTTGTTGCGTGGTCGTTGGTGCTACCAGCAAGCTCGACGGTGCAGCCTCTTGCGGGAGGATTGACGACGAGTAGGCAGGTGCTTGTGGCAGCAGCGACGAAGATGGCGCTTGCTGCTCTGTGACTTGGAATGGCGATGATGTCTGCTTGAGACGCTTACCATTGGGGCCCAGCAAAGCTGTTCGTTGACCCTTGGTGAGACCAGCACTGACTGGCTTAGGTAACTCAGCGGCAAGTTTTTGCCACTCTTGGCCAATGTCGTCGATGCCGAATTGCTGCTTGATACGGGCAACGCGTTGCTCTTGCCATTGGTCGCCAGCTTGCGTAGCAGCGGCTAGGCCGCTTTCTTTCTTCGACTGGAGCTGTTGCCACTCTTGGCCAACGTCCTGCGCAGCCATTAGGCCAGACGCTTTTTGGCCAACCAAATCTTGATACTGCTGGCCGACTTCTGCGACTTTGCGGTCACGGATGCCCATGAGGTCTTGCTCGATACCACGTTGCTGGTCAACTGACGAGAAAGGGGTTTGCAGGTTTACATCCGCCACGCCCTGCTCAAAGTTGCGCTGCTGGTCAAGCGACGAGAAAGTCTGCTGCTGCATGAATGGCAGCTCTTGGGCTTGGCTGCCCATGAGGTCAACAGTGCGGTTGAGCGCGTCTTGTTTGACGCGGTCGTTGAATTCTTTTTCCACCGCCAGCTGCTGGTTGAACCATGTGCCCACGTCGGACTCAGGAACACCTTGGCGACGGGCTTCGGCCATTACAGCTTTAGTAGCTTGGGCACGCACGTCAGCGGGAGCGTCTTCGCTCAACGCAGCTTGCAGGACTTCAGCCTTGCGAGCACGTGAGATGTGGCCACCCAGTGAGAGTGGGCCTAGAAGCATAGTCAGGCCAGCACCACCCAAAGCGGACTGCTTGGCGATTTCGTATGGGTCTTCAGCTTTTGCGCCGTAGGCTTGCTCGACAGCGTAGGTGCCTAAATCTTGAGCAACCTCGGTGCCGGGCTGGACAGCCGCGTTCACAGCCATGCCCTTGAGGAACGGCTTAGTAACTGCTGTTTCAGTCAACTCGCCAGCAACGCCAGCGGTTGTCTTAGCGCCTAGGCCAACCAGCGGAGCGAGACCCTTAGCTGCGCGAAGGCCAACTGCAGTAGCAGCACCTTCTAGTGGGCCTTGGATTAAGCCAACACGGCGAGCGGCGGCAATGGCATCTTGCTCAGACGCGCCTTGCTCTTTCAGCTTCTCATAAGTTTCTTGGGCAGACGATGTGCCGAACAGCGTAGCAGCGGCGAGCGGTGCAGCCACTTCACCAACACCGGGGATGAGCGCAGCAGCGCCAGTAGCTACCACAGGGGCAAGGCCACGGGCACCGAGAACACCAGCTTGGCCAACGAGGCCACGGCCACGCATGTCAGGCACGTAATCCACTGAGCGCTGTTCAGCGCCCTGAACCATCTCTTTACCTAGCTCGGGAGCCGCGCCTGTGTACTGCAGACCTTGGCCAACCATCTTGGGCAGGTCAACAACAGCACCACCAACTGCTTGGCGGCCCATCTCGGCCAGTGTGCCGCGTGGCTTGAAACCGAAGTAATCAGCTGTCTCTTCAAAACTCTTGCCGACTCGCTGGCTGTAGTCACGCAAAAGGGCGTCGTCGGACAAGCCCTGTAACTCAGCGGGCGCTGCCGCGCGGAGTTCGTTCAAAGAGAAAATAGCCATTGCTGCTCCGTATTAGCGTGGGGCGGGGAATCGGTAGCCTAAATCCTCAAGCTCGTCCTTTTCCATAACGCGAGTTGTGCCATCAGGCAATTCTACGTTATAGCCCATGTTTCCAGCGCGTCCCAACAGGCGAGTATTCATAGAAGTTAGCTTAGGTGCAGCCGTTTGGATGCCTTGCTGCTTACCGCTACCTTGGTCTGCTTTGCCACCTGTGTTGGCGTACGGGTTACTACCTAGACCAGACTGCACCGCGTTCGCCGATGGGTTCACGAAGTTATACACACCCATGCTGGTGGCCTTCTTGTCCTTCTCAGCCTGTGGCAGACGTGCATTGCGGTCGTCTTTCTCCCAGTCACGGTACGCGCGGAGGTTTTCTTTCTCAACGTCAGTCATGGTCTGGCCAGCACGTGGTTGAGCGCCGAGGGCGATTTGACCACCAGCTTTGGCGTTTGCCATGTTGAACTGACGAACCAAGCCAAGCCCTTTGGGGCCAGCTTTCTCAATGTCACTCAAGCCTTCGTATTCAGCAGCGATGTCGCCAGCCTTACTACGGTTCTCGCGTTCGCCTTTAAGCCCTGCGAGGCGCTCATTGGACAAAGCAGCCGCAGCGCCGCTTGCGCCGACGGAGGCTTTCGAGGCAGCGATTTGCTGTTCTTTGGTCTGCATGCCGAGCAACCAAGTGCCCATGACTTCAGGTTGTTTAGCTTGCGTGTGCAAATACTCCACAGCTAGGGCTTCGTTGTTGAAGGTCTGAGAGCCAGTAACGCGTTTAGAGGCTTTGTCAACGAAGTTGAGCGTGACTGCGCCGCCCTTGCCGGGCACGATGGCCAAGTCGGTTTTGTCGTCAAAGTCTGGGTCTGTGTTGTAGAGCGAGCCGAGCTGCGCCAAGTTCTTGCCCTGCATCTTCTTAGCAATGCCAGTCTTGAACATGTCGAGGTCGGCCTTGTCAATATTAAGGCGTGTGGTAACAGCCTTTTCCCACTGCTCAGGCGTGAACTTGAACTGCTTTTGCGCTGCCTCTTTGAGCTGCGCAGCTGTCATGTCTGGGTTCTGTGCGGCGAACTCGCCGAAGCCAGCGTAGCGGGTCTCAGCGTCGTCTTCACGGTTAGCTTTGCGCAGCTGCAGACCAGTGAGCTCTTGTTGCATAGCACGCGATTGCAGTTCGCTAGCCTTGTCTTCCATGCCATAGCCACGATACACATCGGCTAGGCCAGCTGTGCGCTGCGTGTTTACTGCGCGTTGGGCTTCTTGCATGGTGCCAAAGTTCTGAGCACCGCTGCTTGAAGAGTAGTCAGGGGCAGTCAAGCCTTGGCGGCGTGTGAGTTCAGCGATTGCTGGCTCGTACTGCGCGGCTTGCTCAGGGTTTTGAGCCTGCAAAGCACGCACCTGCTCGATGTTCTGTTGCAACTCAGGGCCATAGGCACCTTCAGTCACACGATACTTTTTGGCTTCGTCAGCCAAGTCCTGCTGCAGCATGCCTTGCTTGATGACATTGCCGAGGTTGATACCTGCGTTTAAACCTTCTGCCCAGCCCATAATCAGCTCCTTAATTCATATTCCAAGTCCGCGAGATGCGTCTGCAGCGCGGCCTTAATTTCTTCCAAACTCGCACGGTATTCACCCAGCTTCTCGGGGTGCAACGCCTTGAAATACGCGCTCTTGCCGTCTTCCCACCACGCGGTACACCCAAAACACTCGGGAGCGCTGATGCCTTTGTAGAAATCATACAGCGGGTTATATGGCGCGTCTACGGATGCGAGGAAATCAAATACGTCTTGGTGTGACCAGTCCTTGATGGGCAGAATCACATGGTATGGCCCAGTGTCGCCTTCGGCGGGCACAGTGCCTGTGTCACATTTCTTCGTGCCGCGAATCACGCAGTCCACACCGTCAGCAATCATCTTCTCGTGCAGTGGGCGCATGAGGTTCTCAGCGCAACAGTCAAAGCGATTGGTCAGCCTTGGGCCATCGAGGCCGTAGTAGCTGCCGATGTAGTGCGAGTTTGCTGGGACTAGGTCTGACGGGTGGCCGTGCTTTTCGCGCCACGCTTTCACGTCGGTCGTAATCTCAACAAAGTTGGGCACCATAGTGCGCACCTGCTGCACGAGGGCTACGGTCTCAGGGCATCCGTCACCAGTGTTGAGCCAGTAGACGGTAATCTCAGGCAGGCGGTCACGCAGCAGGTAAAGGCACGCGAGTGAATCTTTACCGCCGGAGAACTGAAGAGCGACTTTTTTGAAGTCGTCTAGCTGCGTCATACAGCGACAGCGCCTGCGCCGAGAACTGCGCCGTACATCTGGCCCTGTGCGTTCATAGCAGCGTTGGACTGGCTGACTTGCGCGTTGAGCGCAGTACCAGCACCCTGTACGCCGAGTTGAGCACCAGTCATCATGGTTCCAACACCTTGGCCATACTGCTGCGCGAGAGCGTTGCCCGGTGCCATAGATGTGTTCAAGCCAGATGTGCCAGCGCCAGTAGCACCTTGGTAAGCAGCAGTAGAAGCGCCAGCAAGGTTGCGGCCGAGGCCGGTAACGTCCATGCGGCGGGCCCAGCCAGTTTGTTCAGCCTGAGTGCGTGCGCCTGTCATTGCTTGAGCGCGTTGTGCGGACAAGCCGAGCATGTTCTGATTCTGCATGGCGAGGCCAGCACCAGAGTTCATGTTGATGCCGCGTGCGGCGGCTGCGCGGGAAGCCATGGCTTGTGTTTGGCCAAACGCTTGCGCAGAGGCAGCAGCAGCGTCACGGGCAAGTTGTTCACGATACCCAGCGGTGCTGAAATTTTCAGCGTCACGCACTAGACCTTGCTCCACAGGGCGGAACGTGCCCTTCTGGTAGTCGTAGTAGTCTTGCGCTTGCGCCATCTGCTGCTCTTGCGCAGCCATCTGTTGGGCAGCGATACGCTCCGCTAGGGGCTTCATCTCGTTGTACTGCTGCTGCGCCATATCCATTTGTCGATTGCCTAGGCGCTCAGACACCTGAGCAGCATATTGGTTGGCAGCGGCCATCTGGCTATAGTCTGGTGCTGGTGCTGATTTTCCGCCCATGAATTACTCCTTGCGTAGCCATCGACACTTGTCGGGCCACATAACCAAAACGTGCATGTCAGCGCCGGGTGCGCCGTCTTTCATAACGAACTCTTCTTCAAAGCCGATATGTTTGTCAAATGCCAGTATTTTAGGCTCATTTGATGGAACCATGCCAGTTAATCTTTTGAGTTTGCAGAAGTTAAACGCGTAGTCAAACGACGCCTCAATCATCTTGTGAACCATCCGAGTCTGGCGGGCTATGGCAATGTGGGCTGTGGCGTTGGCCCTGTTGTAGTTGTTGAACACCACACCGGCAATGATCTCTCCGTCGCGCATGATGCCAAGGGCGTAGAAGCTGCCCCAATCACAGGTCTGGCCTACTTGATCGGCGACCCACGCGCCGATAGCTTCTTTTTGGTCAAGTACGAGTGTGTCCATGTGGTGATTATGGGTCAGAAACCCTCGACGTTTACGATCAGCGCAGGAACTGTGCCACTACCCGAGCCAGCGAAAATACCGGGGTGTGCCCCACCGCCGCCAGCCAAGAACCTAATAGCTATGGCTTGAGAAACATACACACCTGTAGCAGTAGTCTTTACGCCGTCAAACACGCGGTCGAACTCGTTATTGTTCACACGGGTCGTTTTGCATCTCGGCATTGACATGCAGACTGCGTACTTGGCTGAATCCAAACTTGTGTTAGACGCGTCAGCGCCAGAGACGTTATATGTGCCCGTATTGCCCAAATCAGAAGAGCCTGTCCATGGTACGTCGAGAATACCAGCGACTCGCAAGTATTTGTTGTCGGAGTTAAAAATCTCAGTAGTCCCGTCAACCGACATCAGCTTCATCCCAAAGGTGGAAGTGTGCGTTGGGTGGGGCTTGTCAAAGATGTAAACCGAACCAGAAGCAGCATTAGTAGCTTTTAAGTTCCATGTGTAGGAAGACCCAGACACGGACGCACCATAAAAACCAACATAGTTCGTCGAGTTGACGCACATCATAGGAGACACGCAGCCAGACTTAGACACTGAAAACGTCCCGCCAGCAGCGACGTTGAAGTCCTGTTTTAGCTGCAGGGACAAGTTCTGGTATGACTCATTAACGATGACATCGCCAGTAGCGTTCTTTACTTCAAATCCAAAAGCCATTTAGTAAGTCCCCACAACAATTTGACAAGCCGCTCGGTTAGAAGCATTGAAGTATGTAGGAAAAGTCCAAGAAACGGTCGTGCCCGAAAAAGTTACGAGCGGGGTAATCCAAGTAGCAGCGCTTGTCGAAGTTCTGAACACGGTAGCAAACGGCCGCCCACCTGCAAGGGCAGCAAACACCTGAGAGCCGTTGTTGGAATTTTCCCCGAACGATATAACACCGACGAACTTGGTTAGTGAGTCCGTAATTGAGAGGATTCTCTCATTGCTAGCGTTGTAAATCTGTAGACCTAAAGCCATTACAGTTTTCCTAGTCGGACACGTAAGACACCGCCGCTATACACGTCGATGCGCTGGTTAGGGCCGTCGATCTTTAGGTAGTTGTTTGCATCAACCGAAAATGTCATCGTGCCAGCGGTGATTGTCCCTAGGTCAGCGGTGATTGCTGACAAAGTAGCTGCGTCGATGCGGTCTGCACTCATAGTGCCCGTCGTAATCTTGGAAGCGTCTAAGTCGCCAATACGAGCGCTATCAATCGTTCCTGTCGTAATCTTCGCAGCTGCTATTTCTGCGTTGGCAATAGAGGCCGAGTTGATGCGGGCAGCGTTGATGAAACCGCTCTGAATCACAGCGGTGTCGATGTTTGTCACCTTGGCATTGATGACTGTGGAAGTCAGTCGGTCGGCCGCTATGGTGCCAGCAGTCAACTTGTCTGCACTCAGACTCGCGATCTTGGCGTTGTCAATGGCAGCGTTGGCGATCTTGGCGTTGGTGATGACACCGTCGTAGATGAAGCCCGCCTTCATGTAGGTGCCAGCAGGGATGGTGACGCCACCGATTACAAGGGGGCTGTTGAGCTGAAAGAACGGAGCTTCGCTCGTGTCGCCATAAGCAGCAGCCAACAAATCCATCGTGTACGCGAGGTCTGGGCCAGTCGTTGCCGAAGTACCAAACGTAGAGTTGTACGCGCCCGTTGTGAACTGCGTGTTCACGAACCGCACCCAGTAGTACCGTGTAGCCGATGGGCCCAACGCGTCAGTGTAAACAGCGCCGGGTGTTTGGCCAAGCAACACAGCTGCACCGATGTCGTTCGTGCTCGCGCCCCACACTTCAGCGTAGGCGTGGTTTGGGTACTCAGGTAAGTCCCACGTTACTATCACATTGCGAATGGCCGGTGAAGCAGCGACACCTGTAGGTGGCGGGGGCGTGCTAAACACCACCGTTTCGGCAGCGACTGACACCACATTACCGTTGCCGTCAACTCCGATTACGTTCGCGTCTTTTAGCTCTTTGACACTCAACAATCGGTCATTGCCGTTGCTAGACACCATCTCCCGCAGACGGTCGATGAACGTGCGCAAGTCACGTGGAATGTCAGACGTAATCGAGGGTAGCCGCTTAGACATCGCTCAACTCCATCATGTTCTGCGCCATGGCGAAACCAAACACCTCAGTGTTACCTTCGACCTGCACTTCCCAGTCACGGCCAGTCACGGCGGCGAGGCGGAAGGGTGAGCGGTCAGCAGCGGTGTGCGTGTACGCGAGGGTGCCGTCAACGTAGAACTTGACCGTCACTGGGTACGCCTCGGCCTCCAGCTGTGCGCACGCCATGCTCAGTGGTTTAGGGAACGTGAATTTCTTCGACTTCCACGTGAACGATTTAGCTGTGCCTTCGAGCCAAGGCTTCACAGTCTTGTCTGCAGAGGTGACGAACAGCTTGTCGTTTTGCAAGTCGTTGTACCCAGCGGTCGCGTAGATGTCGTGCAACGTGAACACACCAGAAGTTGTGTCGTAGATGAAGCCACCTTGGGTTACGCCGTTGTCGTAGAAGCCGATGTACTTGAGGTCATGCTGATACGCATGAATCGAGTCGGGCTTGAACAGCGCCTGCCACTGTGCGCGGATGAAATACTGCTCGGTGATTACTTTGGAGCCACTAGGTGACAACATCACGAGGCCGTCTGGGCTGGCGTAGATGACTGCACCGTTGAAGCTGACGATGCTGCGCTTGGCCACACACGACTGCTCAAGGTCAGACTTCACCACAGTCATCGAGTCTGGGTGGCTACCTTGGATTATGTATGGGCTTCCTGTAGTCAGCACTGCCAGTGTTGTGTCCATGCGGCCAAGGCCAACGACAGGGTAGTCCAGCGACTGCTGATACTGCGCGGGCCATGCGTGTGGGTGATACGGGTCACAGAAATAAACGTCACGACCCTTAAAGCCAGCCATGATGCCACCGGGCAAGTTGATTAGCCCCTTGAGTTCAGCAGGGGGCTGCAGCCACGTCAGGCTAGGGAGTTCTTCGCCTAGGTCTTCTGCGAGTTTGGTGTCAACGTAGCTGGAGGTCGCAGAAGTAATCTCGGCCACAAACAGGTAGGTGCCTGCGGTGGCGCGGTAGATGCGGCGGTGTGTGACGTTGTACCCAGACGGGACAGACGCAAACGAGCCGACCGTCACAGGCTGCTCAGGCACAACATCGACATCCAGCGACGCGGCAGCAGGTGCCGACTCGAACTCGAACCCAGATTCTTTAGACACCATGGTGTAGGTGTAGTTGCGAGTCTCAGGCGTGGCGGTTGAGCCTACAGGCGCAGTACCGGCGGACACCGAGCAAGCAGAAGTGGGTGCTGGCAAGCCCAGCGGGCGTGACACCGTGGGGTAATCTGAGCCAGATAGCGCCAGCGTGTTGTAGGTGGCCTTGGGTAGCACGCCATCGGTGTAGAACGTCCACTCAGAGGTGTCACCAGCAATCTGGCTACGGGCCACGTCAACGTCGGTCGTCCAGTGGAACCAGTAATTCGCGTCTGAGATGATGTCTTGGCCGAACCGATAGATCGTCTTGGGTGTGCCGGTTTTGGTCAGCGTGGCAGCAGACGTGCCAAGCCCGGGTAGAGGAATGATGGTGCCCGAGAAGACAGCGCAATTCAACGCCACCTGCGCCTGATTATCAGCCAAGAGACGGGGGGAAACCTTCGGCGAGATACCACCGAAGGACTTTAGTTGAATGACTGCCATACGGGCTTCCTTTAAGCTACTGGCTTAATTGTAGAGCTTCAGGCCAGTGCTGTGCCAGTGTCAATCACCGATAGGGCTAGCGTTGTGTGCTTCACGCGGTCATCTAGGCCGATGGTGCCACCGTTGATGCGTTTGGTGAGGCCCACCCAGTTGCCAGCTTCGGCCAAATCGTTGCAGCCGTGCATGCTCCAGAACCAGCCAGCCGTCAGTACAGCGTACTTGGGCGTGGCCACGAGGTCAGGGTTCATCACGAAGTCAACGCCGAGGGCTTGGCCAGCGTGGTAATACGAGCTGTGCCCAGTCAACTGGATGCACCCGCGCCCACGGAAACGGTGGCCGTCACCCGACGCTTCATCACGGTTCCCCATGCGGGAAGCGTAGACGCTGTTGGCGATTTTCTTCGGGTTTTTCTCGAACTGCTTGGCGAACTCCATGGTGGGGAAGCGCTTGGGCCACAGCTTCATCAAAGTCTCAGCACGGTAGTTCAGGTTCTCTTCCAAGATGCGGAAGTTGCCGCACTCATGGCCGCACTGCGCGATGAACGCAGCCTGCTGGCGAGGTGTGTTGATGTTGAAACGAGCAAAGGTTTCATTTAGCGGCTCGACCCACTTGTGGTCGATGTGCATGGAGTGCAGTTGTTCAGCGTTGACCATTGGCGGCCTCCCTTACTTGTTCGTAGGCTGTAATGCAGGCGTTGAGCTGGTTGATGGCGCGGTCGCCGTCGGCTGCGATTTGAGCAATAAGTCGGAGAGTCTCGATGTCAGATTCGCTTCCTGCTTGTTGATTCCCGCTGGGAGCGGTGGAACCTGCAGCGGCTTGTACGCAACCTGCGGAGGGGAGGCGCACCCGGCCAGCATTGATAAGGCGATCAAGGTCAGACTGTTTTTTAGCGACGGCATCGTTTGCGTCCTTCAGTTCGGTTGAGGTGGCGCTGAGTTGTTCACTCAGCTTGTGTTCGGTCTGGCGAATCTGCTCGTTCTTGGAGGCAATCTCCGCCTGCATCTCTTGGTCTCGCTCCACAAAACCTGCATGGTGGCCGTAGAAGTATGCAGTTATGCAAACACTTAGGGCCCCCAGAATCATCCAAGGGCTTGGCATCATGCTGCCTCCAGTTTTGCTGCTGCTCGTTCATGGGCGATGTCCTCGACGGCAGGGTCAACAAAGTTGGGTGGTGTTGTGGGTGGAGGTGGCGCACGCCACTCTTCGTCGAGCTCAGGGTTTTTGAACCCGCCGAAGTTGAAGTCGAACATGCCCCCAGTGGAAGCCGCAGGCGCAGGGGCTACGCTAGGCGCTACGGCTTGGGGCTGTGGGGGTGGAGTCACCTGTGAGGCTGCCATCTTCTCTGCGACAGCTTGGACGCCCTTGCGGCTCATCACACCACCAATACCGCCCACGACGAGCAGGACGATGTCATTGAGCATCTTGGCAAAGGCTTGGTCCATAGGAGCCATGGACTTGAGCGGCTGAACCACGAACGCCAAGCTATAGAGCATGAACGCCACGATGCCAGCCAGAATCAGCGTGACAACGATGACGACGAAGCCCCAGATGCGGGTCTCAAATTCTTCAGCGGTCAGACGAGGCTGCTGGTGCTGGTGTTTGTGCTTGTTGAACAATTTGCTTCTCCAAAACAGGGGCTACAAGGTAATCTGGACAGTCCTGTGTGAACAGGCAGTCAGGGCGTTGGCAGCGTTTCTCAGTGAAATGCTTGGGGTCTTGACATGCGTATCGGTACCTGTCTTCACAACCCATCAGGGTTAGAAGCAGACTTAGAAGTAGTAGTTTTCGCATTTTGCTCCTTCAGCTCTTGTTTCAATTTCTTCAGCTGCCGAATCTCTTGGCGAACCTCAGATTTCATGCGTTCCGTGTCCACCAGTACCAGCAGTGCCATGGGCAGCGCCAAGAACAGCACCAGACTCAGAATCACAACAGCGATGATAAACCAGCGGGTGTCCTCACGAGCCATGCGAGCGATAGCACTATGCCCCACATCCATGCCACCATTACCAGCACCGCCACTCCCGTTAGGGCCCGGTCGATTCGATGATGTTTGAGAAGCTCTCGTTGCCATGACTTATCTCTTTCGTTCCTAGCCTTGACTGCACGAGCAACCTCCTGCGCCTCAACAATCTCATCATACTTGACGAGGAAGTCCTCGTACATAGCCCCAAGCCCTAGTTCACGCGGCGTGCCATAAATCATGGCCTGTTTCAGTTGCGCGGAGAGCTGGTGCATTTGCCACTGAATCTCAATGCGGTCAATCGCGCTGTCAGCAACCTTGTCGGTCGTCAGTGACTGCTCTTCGAGTTCCTGACAATGTGCCTTCAAAGCCCTCATGGCCTCGAAGTAGACCTTCAGGTTTTCGCAAATTTCGTGGACCGAGCGGGCTTGGTACTCTTCGTAGCTGAGCTCGGGTTCCGGTTCTGTCCGGCGCTTTTGTTTTTTGGTTCCCTCATCAGTGAGGGTAGCATCGGGTTTGGCTGGCTGAACGACAGCGCGTTCGACAGGTTTCGGAGCCTTTCCGAGTAGACCTTGAATCCATCCCCAGATGCTGGTGACTTCTTTGTAGATGGCTTTGGCGTCGGCGACTCCGCCTTCGATTTGCTTTTTGAACTTGCCGATTTCAGCCTTACCTTCTCGCAGCATTTGACAACCAGCGCTGATAGCGCTGACCGCACTTTGGGCCATGAGAAGGAGGCTGATGGGGTCCACATCACAGGCCGATTAACTTCTTGAAGAACTCTGCGGCAGCGCCGGGGCCAAGCAACACTGCGGCGAGCACAGCGTAGATTAGGTACTGCATCTTGTCCATGCGCTCTGCGCCCTTATCGAGACGGTCAGTGATGGTCTCATAGCGCTGTGCGCACACAGCCTCATGCGTGTCCAAACGAGCTGCTGTTACTGAAATCGTGTCGGTCATTGATTACTCCATGGACGCTTGCTGCGCAGCGATTTGTGCTTCGTATGCAGCGATGACTTCGGGTGTCCAAGCAACAGTAGCGATAGCCGCCACGTTTGCTGGCTGGCCTGTGAGGTCTTGGCCGGGTGTCAACGATGTGCGGTGGTATGTCTGAGCAATTTGTTCGCCGTCTTTGAGGATGCGAGTTGCTTCACGGTACAACACGATGCCGTTCTCGGTGACGGTGATTTGGTCGATGACTTTGGTTTCTGAGAGTGACATGTTTTTCCTTTATGCAGACGTGTATGTGACAGCGCCCAAAATATAACCACCAGACGTGGAAACAAGATTTGTACCGATAGTCATATCTGCACCACCAATACCTGAACCATTCGCAGCTAGTGGTGCATTTGTCCCGCCATTTACAACATACATAGTTACCCATGTTCGCCCTGCGGGATAAGACAACATAGCATTATGCTCTTGAATTGAACCACCGTTATCATCGGGAGCGCCAGCACCAACAGAAGATGCTACAAATGGAAGACCCCCAACATTACCCCGTCCGCTACCACCAGAAAAAGATGAAATTGAAATATAGAATGAAGCAAAAACTAATCGCCCTACCTTAACGTAATTACCACGCTGCGTTGTGTATGTAACCGTAGGGTTGCCGCCGCTACCAGTAATAATCGGCGTCCAAGTACCCTCTTCATAATCATCCAGCGTGCGTGCGTCAGCCGATGCGTTTTGGTCCACTGGAAACGAGATGCCTGTACCTGATTGTGAAGACGCGCCTTGCAACGCGAGCGTTTGCCCTTTCGCCACGCTAATCAGGTTGGCAAAAGTGGTTACGTTAGCACCAGACGAGCCAGAGTCAGACGCACGCAAGACGTGAGCACCGTTGTATTGATAGTAGTCAATTACAGGGCCAGTGGCAATGTACTTGTAGTTCGACCCGTCAAAGTATGTGTTGGTAGACCAGTGAGAAACACCAGAAGCACCCCACATTGATGGGCCAGCCATTTGCAGCGCCGTGTTGCCGCCCGCCCAAGCGTTTGAAGTAATACCAAGACCAATGTTGCCCGATGCGTCGCCAGACAGGCCGACGGGTAGTCGTACTAATGTTGATGCGCGGCTCATGGTGTGCCTTTCAATGTTGCTACGTCAGCTTGCAGCTGTTCGATTATCGCTTGTTGTTCTTGGATTGCTTTGATTAGACGAGCATCGTTCTTGTTCAAGTCTGTTAATGTCAACATACCATCTTGACGCTCACCAACCAAGTCAGGGTAAATGTTCTGAACCTCTTGAGCAATAAAACCAATTTGATGACCGCCACCTTCTGATTCAATGTAATCAAACTCAACAGGGCGTAGTGCCATGATGTTATCAAGTTGTGGAGGTAAATCAATAATGTTCTCTTTTAATCGCTGGTCAGACCATGCGCCAAAAGCGGCTGAAGCAGCACCGTTTGCATTGATTTGACCTTGGGCAGTGTTTCCGTTAGCAATGATGAATCGGACAAGAACTTGACTTGTGGTTGAGTTGTTATCGTATTTTGAAAGTATCAAAGCTGGATTTGATAAATCAGATACTGAAGATGATGCTAAATACGCTACGCCGTTTGCATTTGCTGCACTACTCACAGTTAACTTTGCTGTTGAACTTGTAGTCCCCACCAGCAAGTTACCGCTGGAGTCGATACGCATATCTTCAATCCAGCCGTTACGGTAAGCCCAGAACTGTTGGTTGCCTTGCCCGCATTGAATGGCGCGTGTGTTGTTTGTGGTGCCATCATCAAAGTACAAGTTTGGAGCCTGCACAATGCCTGTCGTAGAACTTGTTCGGCTAATGGTTATGTCGGACGAAACCGCTGCACTGCTTTTACCTCCAGCTCGTATGTATTCACCAGTGGTTGCGTAAACTTGCAACTTTGCTGTAGGCGAACTTGTACCGATACCTACGCTACCACTAGACAAAAATGTCACTGTTGGGGTTGTGTAAGTTGTCCCGCCGTCAGCGGTTGAAGGCGTGAACTCAATACCTGCCACGTTCAAGTTGTTAGCGATTTGCCAGTTCTTGCCCGCGCTTGTGCCCTGCATACGCAGAACAGAGTTGCTGTTTGTGGTTACATCACCAATCGTGACGCCACTGCTGGAGCCTTTGGAAAATGTGGCAACACCAGTAAATGTGGGCGCAGCAATCGGAGCATACTTCGCATCAGCTTCGCTCTTGAGGTAGCCGTCGGACAAGCCGCGTGGGAACGATGCCACGATGACGATGGAGTCGCCTGTAGCTGCGCCTGTGGTGAGCGTGACTGTTGCGCCGTCTGCTGCTGTGTAGTCGTCGCCGTTGACGAGCTTGACACCGTTCTGATACACGTCGCAGTACCCGAGCGTGTAGCCGCTCGATGGTGTGAAAACTGTTTGGCTTGATGTCGCCGTAAACGCGCTCTCAACACGCTGCGACGCGACGCCGGGGGAGTTTCCTAGGTATGCCATTTATGGGGTCTCCAGCGCTGTTATGCGTGTGGTCAGGGAGTCGATTATCGCTTGTTGTTCTTGGATGGCCGCTGTCAGCAGAGGAATAACATCTGTGTAGCGCAAACCAAGGGTTCCAATTTCATCATCCTTGACATCAACTGCTTCTGGTAAAACTGCCTGAACGTCTTGCGCAATCAAAAACGACCGGCTGACGTTTTCATCATCCACCAAAAAGCGACCAGTACCAGCTCGCAGCGAGCATACTTTTGCAGCAGCGTCAACAAACGGCGTCAGCTCTGTTTTGATACGCTCATCAGAATTACCTGTCCAACCGGTAGCACCACGAGTTAGATAAACACCACCAGCAAGGTCTGGATAAATGATAAAGACATCATTGCCAGATTCAACGCCCATGTACCAATGCCGACCAGACGACTGCCCAGTATGGCGAAACAATAGTTGCCCGGGGCTACTACCGACAAAATTGTTACGATTGCCGCTAATAGTAGTTTGAGTGCCAACAAGCAAATTACCGCTGGAGTCGATACGCATACGTTCTGCATTATTTGGGGCGTCGTAGACGTAGAAGTTGTTGTCCCCAGTTGCGTTAATGTCTACACCAATAGCGTATTTTGCAGTTCCACTCTTAGTAAAAATAATTTCTGACTTGTGGTTGGCAGACGCGGTCGTGTTCAAAATAAGGTTGGGATTGAGACTGCTAGTAACCCTCGCGTTCCCCGCAATGTCAAGCTTTTGCCCCGGTGAATTTGTGCCGATACCAACGCTGCCATTGCTATCAATAACAAAACGATTAGATGCAGCTGCAACATCATAAATCGCGAACTCACCTGAGCCGATAGAAAAATTTGACCCGATTTGGTAAGAGCGTTCGTTTGTGGACGTACTTGTGAATGTCATACGAGTGCCGAGCGATGAGGCGCTTGCGACACGAATCTGAGCGCCAACAACATCAAGCGGGTATGTAGGAGAACTAATACCAATACCCAAGTTCGTACCATCAAACACCAAGCCTGAACCGCTCGATGCGACCTTGCTGCCGTTGAGGTACAACACGCCGTTTGCTGTGCCAGCGCTGAAATCCATCTTGGCAGGTGTAACTACACCCGAAGCAATCTTTGCAGCCGTGACGGCGCTGTCCTTGATGTCCGGTGTATCGACCGTACCGTCTTGGATGTTAGCCCCGCTGATGAGACCTTGGGCTAGGCTATTGCCGATCATTCCCATGGTTTACTCCTTATGCGAGGTACGAAACGATTGCGTCGGCTGAGGTGCCTGCGCTTGCGTAGGCTGTGATTGCGTCACCAGCTTCGAGAACGACCTTCTGGTCGCCGCCTACAACAACGAGTGCGCCGCCGGGCAATACCGTGGCATCCTTCACCAAAAAGCCAGTCGAGGCGTCCGCCTTAGTCAGCTTCGCAGACACTGTGATGTTTGCTGCTGTGGTGTTCGCCAAGGACAAACCAATCAGCGTCGCTGTAGTGCCCGAGCCAACCGTAGCGGTGACTGTCGTGGGGCTACCCGAGGTGCCGATGTTTGCGGTTACTTTTGATTTGAAAGCCATGATATTTCCTTACCCGAGAGCGATGGCCATCGCAATGGCGGTGCCCGCAGGGTCTACCTGCAAGTTTGTCTGCGCCGTAGGTACGTCGGTCAGGTCGCTGAGGTTGTTGCTCTTCTCCATCTTGTCTGCGTTCAGATTCGAGAAGTTGCTATCGACCTCAGTGTTAGTGAGCGGCGTACCCTTGGTAGCGCGGTTTACGATGGTTGACATGATGTCCTCCTATTAGGAGACAGTGATTGTCCAAGTGATGCTCATGGTGTCATCAGCGCCCTTGTTGACCACGTCAAACACAGTGCGGCACAACAGGGTGCCAGAGCTAGATGCGTTCAAGATACCAGCTTCAACAACAGCTCCAGTACCTGTACCAGCGGGGAAGGTGGCTGTGTAAGTCACGACAGCGCCAGACACGGTAGCAGAAGCCAACGACACGCGGCCCAGCTGAGTACCCAAAGCTGTGTTGGCAAGCGCCGCAGCAGTGTTGTCCGAGCCGATAGCCATGTGAGACATGGCAGCTGGGGAGTTTGTAGTGGTCTTGAGCATGCTTGCGGCAATGAACTCTTTACCGGCGGTCACAACCATGTTGTGAATCTTGCGGTCGTCTTTGACGTTGCCATTGCTGTCAAACAGCTGGATAGACACATCGCCGCGCATTTTGATTTGGTCGTGAATCATGCTAACTCCTTAGAAGGTTCGAGAATCGCCTACGTAGTCTTCGGCGAAGTATGAGAAATCGCAATACCCTTGGGAGCGCAAGCTGCCAGTATCACTTGTGGCCGTATTATCCGCCAAACTCTTGACGAAGTCGAAAAATTTTGTGTCGTCGGTGCTGGTCGTTGCGTCCGAGAAACCTCGGTTGTAGTCCACCGCTCGGGAGAACGAATCGCCGGTGAAAACAATGTTGCTGACACCCTTGGTAAATGCCCACTCCGCGCCGTCCGTAGCATCAAACGCGTCGTTCATGGCCACACCGTCAGCCAAGAATTTGGCAAACGTGATGGTGGTGATCGCGTCAGTGGCGGTAAACGTGTCGTACAGCCCCTTGATATACGCAATGACTGAGGAATCCGTAACGCCGTAGGTGTCCGCGAAGCTGCGCACAAAGGCGATGGTGCGAGCAAAACTATCATCCACCACGGAAGCCTCAGAAAGCACTTTGCCTATGGCAAACGATGGGTCGTTATCACCGACAGTTGCTTGGCTTGCTAGAACTTTCCCAAACGCGATAACCGCGTCGTCAGCAACAGCGTAGGCGTCTTGGACCAGCTTGTATCGCCCCGTGGTGTCAAGCACCGTGGTTGTTGTCAGAAGCACATACCCCACCGCCGCAACGGGCAGTTCGTAGGTCGTCGTGCCTTTCGCGACAACAAGCGATACGCTGATGGCCATTAGAAGTCCTCGCGGATTTTGAACTTGATAACGTCGTACAGCGTCTGGATTTGGCCATCGCCGAATGTGATCTCGATCTCACCCTCAAAGTCGCCAGCGGTGTCAAGCATCTCGGGGGCGGAGGCAGGGTAAAACGCGACAACTCCGTTTGTTCCATCGGTCACAGAGCCAGTAACAGTCGCTTGCAGGGTGTCAGAACCAACTGCACGAACCTTCAGACGAGGCGTAGCGCCTGTTAAGCCAACAGGGTCGCCAGTGATGTCATCAGTGATTGTGCAAACCAGCGCAGGGCGGGTATCGTTCTGAACGAGTTTGATTTTTTCAGCCATGATTAGTCCTTCGGCGCGACGCCAGTTGTGCCGCTGAGTTCAACGCCCAACAGGTTTTGGTAGAGCTGGTAGAAGCTGGCAGCCAGTGAAGCGTTCTGGGTGTTCTCTGAGTCCTTGCTATACGCGCGGTACAGGATGTAGTTCACCAACGCGTTGACGTAGATGTCCGCCACACTGATGTTGCCACTCACAGAAGAGTACAGCGCCCCTGCGGATGGCTCAGTGATGTCGGTAGGGTACGCCGAGTAAATCAGCTCCGCAGACGCGTTCTCTGCAGCTGCTGGAGGGTACACATAGAAGATACGAGGCTCGCGTGGGTCGAACGTGTAGTGCTTGATCTCAGTCACGCCAGTCAGGTTGTACCAGTTGGGCACCTGCGCGTCGAGAACCACACGGCTCACGAGACGAATGGCGCGTTTGTTGCCGTTCGTGTTGCGGATGACTTCAAGCAGTTTTGCGCCAGTAGAAGGTAATGACTGGCGAGCACCAGCGGCCAGCGCCATGGTGGCTGTTGTCGAGGTTGCATCAGGGCGCACGAGCGCGATGTCGCGCTGGCCATCATTGAGGTAGCGCACAAGTTCAGCCGTGGGCCAGCGAATGGCGTTCGGGTCGAGCAGCGTGATGACCACGCGCTGGAGTACGTTTTGGGCGGAAAATGCCATGGGCTACCTCAAGTAAAAGAGCGTGGGCGAACACGCATTGAGCCACGGACGAGGCCGTAGTTGCCTTCGATGCGCGAGCTGTTTGTCTGCTTCGCAGCGGACATCAGCAACTCTTCGGCGCGGCCCGGGTTCGTGAATTGTTGGTCTGGAATCTGCATCGCACGTGCGATTGCGCCAGACACGATTGGGTCAATCCAGATGTTGTAGAGGTCATCGTCGAGCTGTGTGGCGTTTCGCGCGGGACGCAGCGTAACCGACACAACGACGGGGTACACCTTGTCTGGTGGAGGTGACAGACGAAGTGTGAATGTGTTGTCCGTGCGGTCAGTGTAGAAGCCGCGCGGGATTGCTGTAGCTGTTGGCAGGTCGTTGCGGATGGCCTCGAACAAGCCGGGGCGTAGCTCGCGCCCGTTGAGCGTTACGCCCATGACACGATTGATGTCGTGTTGGTTAGTAGGGGGGTCAAGGTCGTATTCAACCTTGCCCACCACGGTATTAAACATGTCGAGGTTCTGACGCAAAGTCAGAGAAGCCTCAGCAAACTCGATAGCGGAGTTCACCAGCACTTGGTCAACCATGGGCTCGGGACACCCGGGCAGATATGGCAGGATTCGTGGGTAGAACGCGCTAAGGGGTTTCATATTTTTGCCTTATTCAGCAGCAGGAGCTTGCTCAGTTTCAGCTGCGGGTGTGTCCACAACTGGTGCTGTTTCGGATTCTACAGCAGGAGCTGCCTTTTTGCGAGCAGGCTTGCCTGCGGCGGCAGCTGCGGCTTCGTCAACTACCAAGTTCGAGTGCAGATTGGCCAGCTCTTGACCTTTTTCAGTCAGCTCCCACTCTTCACCGACCAAGCGGCCGAGAATAACGATTTCGCCGTCGATGGTGGCACGGGCTTTGTTCGCCAAGACTTCACCGCCGAGGCGGGACAACAACTCAAGAATATCCATTTGGTTCTCCAGAAATTAAAAAGGGCCCCGAAGGGCCCTTTTACTTTACCACCGATTAGCTAGCGGAGCCAACTTGGGCAACCACCAACGCTTGTGGCTTGACAACCTTGCGGCCGTACACAGCCAGACCACGAACGATGTCGCCGAAGTCTGTTTGGTTACGCAATGGCTCGGTCTTGTTCACGGTCATCGCGAACGATGTAGCGTGCTTAGTACCAGCGATCATCACGCGACGTGCTTTAGCGTCGGTCACAGAGCCACCAGTAGAGGTAGCAGACAAACCAGCCACCAAAGCCTTGCCAGCGGCACCGCGAGGCAACAAGTTAGACACGTAGACGCTGAAGCGGTCCAACATGCCGATCTTGCCAGTGCGGATGGTGCTAGCTTGGTCGCCGGTGAAGTAGGCTTGAGCAATGCTAGATTGCATCAACAACTGGCGGTCGTATGGGCTGATGATGAGGAAGCGGCCGTCTTCTGGCACGTTTTGCTCATCCAACACAGTAGACATGCGCAAGATAGCCTTGAGCACGTTCTCTGGAGTTGCTTGGTCGATTGGAGCAGTATCAGTGCCCAAGTTGTAAGCAGCAGAGATTTTGCCAGCTGTAGCGCCTTCGTTGGCAGCGTCAGGGCCTTCGGTAACGAAGCTGTTGAAGAACACTTCGTTTTCGATGGCGATCTTCAGTTGCTTGGCAGCGTCTTCGGTGAACATGTTCATCAAAGCGATGTCAGACTGATATGCCAACACGTCGTTCACTTGCACGCCGAAGTATTTGCCCTTGTTCACTTGCATATCTTGGAAGATAGGAGTGGGGACTTCGTACGACAAGCTCTGGCCGACTGTGTAGTCAGAGATGCTGATGGAAGGAGCCAAGCGGATGCGAACGGTGTCGCCTTGGTTCTTCAACTCGCCTTCGTAGTCAGTGTTAGTGACTTCAGACAAGATTGTGTTTTGGTAGAACTTAGCCAAGAGCTTGCCCGACCACAAGGTAGGGATGAAAGCACCAGAGTAAGAAGGGGTGGTGTCAAATGCACCAGAGCCAGTCACGGGATAAACAGCAGCCATTTGGGCCTCCTAAGATAAAAAACAGGTTGGGTTTCGACCTGCCTTCAGAGAATTACGCTTTGACGCGACCTTCTTTGTAGGCTGAGTCAATTTCAGCTTCAAGTTTGCGTGCCTCGTCATTCTGGCCTTTGGCGCTCAACTCAATCGAACGGCGGAACATCTTCTGGATGTCCGAGTCTGTGTAGACCTTGCCTTGTTGCGATACAGGTGCAGCGCTGTTAGCAGAACGATTCGGCTGGACTTGACGTGCGATTTCTTCGGCTTTGCTTGGTGCTGGCTCTGCGGGAGTTGCTGGGGCCAATGTGGCCTTGAACAAACTCACGTAGTGTGCGATACCTTCAGCGTCGCCACGGTTGAACGCGCCTTGCGCAACAGTCATTCGTGGGCCACGGAGCAACGGGTCAACTTCGTTCAACCAAGCAATCCACTTAGGGTCTGCATTGACTGCTTCAAAATCCGGCACCAAACGGTGCAGGCGCTGCTCAAACGAGGCTTCAGACACTTGAGTGCCGGTAGCGGTAAGCTGCTCACGCAACTTCTCGTTCTCGGCCTTCATGGCGTCTAACTCACCACGAAATTCTGCTGCCACTTCGCGGGCAACCTTGCGTTGGACTTCAATGAGGTCCGAGCCAAATGCTTCAACGTCGGCATCCGTCACCAACTTCTCTTGCGTGGCTGGCTTGACAGGTTCAGCGGGCTTGGCTTCAGCGGCTTTGCGGAGTGAATCCACTTGGCCTTTGAGCTCACGCAAATCTGCGTGTAAGCGCGGCACTTCAGCGTCGTACATGCCCTTGAGCGTTTTGTACTTCTGCTGCCATGTCTCTTCAGCTACGACAGGTTCTGTCGATTCTGGCTTGTTCTCAACAGGTTTCGGCTCTGCTGGGTCAGGAGTTGGTTCAGGTGTGGGCTCTGCGGGAGCTGGGTCGGCAGGAGGCGCAGGGTCTGCGGGCTTCTGGCTATCAGCGATCTGCTGCTCAATCTTTTCCAGTTCCTTCAACTGGGCTTCTACTTGTTTCGGCAATGCCATTTTGGGTTTCCTTTAAGCTCCAACTCCGTTTCAGCTCCTACTTCGGTCTGCCTACGCGTAATGGTTTGCTACGGACAATAAACCGGCTAGTTTCCTAGCCGGGCGAGAACCTCTTGCGATTTCTCAACCGCTTCGAGGAAATCTGTTAGGGCCTCGGCCCGACCTTGGAGTCGGTGGATGCGTACTGGGTCTTCTGCCTGCACGAGCGAGGTTTTCACCTCGTCCAGCTTGGTCTTAAAAAGGTCCAATAGCGCCTCGTTCTCTGGGAGCTTACAGCGGTACAACGCTTGTATGTGCTTCCGGTCTGGCTTCTGGCCTACGAAAATCTTCATGTGCGGATTCTATACCAACTTACCCGACGTGTGTCAAGAAATTTTTCATACGCCGTTTGGTCGTGGTGACATCATGTTGCCCTCGCGGCCGCCGACTTGGCTGCCGTCAGGGAGCATGTTTTTAGGTGCCGCGCCTTGGGTCATACCTAGCTGGCCTTGTGGGCCGCCCTGCATTGTGCCCATGATGCCCGCCAGCTGGCCTTGCAGCTCTGCGATCATCTGTTGCTGTTGCTGGATGGTGCCCACCTGTTTGCGGCTTGGGACGATGCGGTCCACGTTGCCACTGAGGTTGCGAGCTTGGTCGCGGAGCAGCTCGGCCGCGCCGTCCATGCCGACGATCTGCTGCGCCACTGGGCTGTTGAGCACAGTCTGCAGGAACTCGTTGCGGCGAACAGCTTCAGCTTCCTTGATGACCAAGCTGGTAGCGCCAGTGGCCACGATGTTCACGTCGCCAACCAAATCTGGGTCGTCGCTGTAGCGCAAGTTGTCTTGGTACAGGCGCTCGATGGCCGGAGTGATGACGTTGTGGTCGATGTTGCTGATGACCTGCTTAATGCCCTTGCCAGCGTTGCTGATTAGCATGGACAGGCCAGACGATGTGCGGCCAGCGCCAGCGCTGCTCTCACCCGACATGTAGCGAGGAATCATGGTGTCTTCATCGGCGCGTGCGCTGAACTTCTCGAAGACGGCCATCAACTCGTTGGCGTTGCTCTGGGGCTGGAAGAACGTGATCGGCGCTGTGTTGTCAGCCACTTCAGACTGAGTGAACTGCCAAATCTTCCATGGGTGCATGTCCGTGATGTCCTCGCCTTGTGGCAAGCGGCTCACGTTCACACCAACCTGTGGGCCTGAGCTGATGCCCATGTTGTTGGCCAAGCTGCGTGCGGATGCGTTCACCATCGACTGTGCGTCGCGGCACAGGTCAGTCACGCCCTTGCCGTCCACTGAGCCGGGCAGGTTTTCGTAGCTGGTCAAGTAGTATGGCTTGCGGCCCAGTGGGTCGTAGTTGAGCACAGCGCGGATGACCACGTTGCCAATCAACCAAACTTCACATGGGTAGTTCAACGCTGGGTCAGGAATTTCTTTTTCTGTCAGGCCCCACTCGATTAGCAAGCTGCCTTTGACCGAGTCCCACATCTGAAGCGCGTCAACCAAGTCACCAGAGATGATGGCTTCAGTCACGTACTTGCCCTCGGCCTGCGCCTTGGATGCGTCTGTCCACAACCACTGCTTCATGCCTGTGGAGCCGAAGTCGTTGAGGATGGTGCGGATGGCATCGTCGTTGTAGCCGGGCACGCCAATGAGGGCTTGCAAGTCGTCGGCCGTCATGCGGTGACGCTCGATGATGTAGCCATCACCTAAGTCCCACGACCATGCGGCCCAGTACAACATGAACGGGTCAACGCGCTCCCACTCGTTGCGGATGGTTTCCACTGGCACGAGCTTGCCGTTCTGCCACTGCAGTGTTTTGCGCTTGCGCTTGATAGGGCCCTTCAACACGGCGTAGGGGAACGTGACGATGTCGTCGAGAAACTCGTTGAACGCTTTGTGCCAGCCGCCTTCAGCCAACTGGTCTTCCATCTTGCGTTCCATGCGTGACACGCGCTCGTCGGACTCTTCCTTGAGCAAGCGCTGTGCTTCGTCTTTCATGGCCATGGCCATCTGGCGCAACTCGTCTTGCGAAGGTGGCATGCCGCCCTGCTCGATGTGAGTCATCAACTGTTGGGCCAATGTCGCCTGCAACTCTTGGAGAATTTCAGGGGGCATTGTCGGCTCTGGCGTACCTTGGATGCTCCATGGCTTGTCAGCGCCCGAACCCAAAAGCGTATCGCGCAACCAGCTAGTGGCCGCGCGGCACTTGACCGAGGTCAAGTTGATGAATATGTCTGAGCCGCCCTGCTCTGCGATTTCAGTGGCTTTCTCTGGGTCGTACTCGCCGTTGCGCTGGCGCAGACACTGGAGCATGCGCTCTTCGAGTTTGCGTTTGGCAACACGGGCGCTGTCCCAGCGCTCGCGCACATGCGCGGCCAGCCCCTGAATGACAGGTGTGTTCTGTGTTTCTTCGTTGCGGCGGCGAGACTCAGCTTCTAAGTCAGATGCGCGTGCAACGGGGATGAGGGCGATGCCAGTAGCCATGTGTTTTCCTTAAATCACAACTCAGTCCACAGCGCCTTGACCAAGCCTGTTGTTGTTGAGTTATCAGTGTTCGTGATGCGAATGTAATACGTTCCTGCAGGGAATCCAATGGCGAAGTCTTCTCCGCTCGTAATACCCGAGGACTGGTTGACATTATCACCTGTGTTCACCAGAAATAAATCCATGGTCGTGCCGCCAGTCAGCGTTCCACCCGATGTCATTGTGGTCGTAGAACTGCGCGGTGCCGCTGTGGACATGCCATTGACAGGGAACTTTGTGATGGTCTGGTTGAACGTGCCGCCCTCAGTGCCACCAGCCACAATCTCAACGCGTGCTGTGCCAGCCATCACTTTGATAGAGAACGAGTTCATCACGGTGTCGTCAGTGATGACGACCTTGACAACTTCTGTTCCGGCCGATGCAGCAGAAAACTCGTGGAACATGAAATACTGGCGATTCTCCGTGGGGCTGACACCGCCAGCGTCCACAAAAATTCGCCCAAACATACCGTGCGCCTGCTCGAATGAATCCGTCAGTGGATTCACGTAGTTGGTCGTCATGTGGCTCATGGGGGCACCTCTAAAGTTGCCCGAATTGTACCCCCCATCATCCTGCGGTCAAGTGTATGCGTACTTGACTTTCCGGATGTCGCGCCGACCCTGCTGTAGCCCGAAGCCACGGATATTCATGTCGATCACCGCCGCGCCGTACTGCAAGGCGTCGTGGATGTGCGAGAACTCGTTCTTGTCCGGCTTGTCTTCCATCTCGCCGTTCTTCTTGACCTTGTACCTGTAGCCCGAGCGGAACCCTTTGATGAGGTGCCCACAGTTGGGTGACACCAAGAACATGGCCTTGCCCTCGAGCTGCTGGGAGAGCAAGCGCTCCACGGCCGCGATGCGCTTCTCTGGGTCGTTGGTCGGCGGCTTGATGCACTTAAAGCCAGCGTCCTTGAGCGCGTCCACGAGCGTCATCTCATTGAGCTGCTGCTTCATGAACCCAGCCGGGTCAGGGGCGCATGAGAACGTGAACCCTTGGTAGTTGTTGCCGATGAACGGGTTGAGCTTGGTCTGTATGAACGTCTCGATGCCCATGTTCTCCGACGTAATCTCGTCAAGCACCAGTACGCGCCCGCGCGGGTCACGCTGCATGAACACCGCCGAGGGCGTGCGCCCGAAGTCAATGCCGATGGTGATGGGGTAGTCCGCGCTCTGGATGGCCTTCAATTTCTCTGGGGCCACGTGGAACTCTTGGGTGAACGTGCGCTGGTACACCGGAGTGCCCGACAGGCTGCGCCCCCACTTGCCGTGGACGTACACGTCAATCCAGTCGTCGCTCTTGCCCTCGCACAAGTCCTCGTAGTAGTTCGATGGCAAGTGCTGCACCCAGTCCGCTTCCTCGCTGAGACCGCTAGGCTGGATGGTGACGTGGACTTTCTCTGGGTCGGCGTTGGTGAGGTACTGCTCCCAGTGTGCGTCCATGTCGGGCGGGTTGGTCGCGCCCCACACTTTCTTCATCTGGCGGCCGTAGTCGTCCACGCAGCCCTGCACTGGGTTGCCCTTGTCGTCCACACCCCACTCTTTGCGGTGCGGCACCATCATCCCGTTGGGGTAGCGGCCCAGACGACCAGTCAGCGCGTCGAACACGTCCGAGTTAATCTCGCGCACCTCATCCACCATGGCAAACGAGAGCTGCAATGACAGCAGGCGACGCACGTCGTTGGCATCATCCAAGCCTCGGAACATTACGTCTACTTCGACATCATCGAACTTCAAAATATATCGGAGTTCGGTGCGTAAATACGTGCCAGCCTGCCCTTCTGGAAACAATGCTAAGAAGTCTTTGATCGTTGAGTCGAGCAACATCTGGCGAGTGTTACGAACAACAGCCACCCGTGAGCGTCGGATGCCGTCGGCGCACGGCGCAATCTTTTTCGCTTCTAGAGGAATCTTCATCAATGACGCGGTAGTCTTAGTAGAGCCAACTGGGCCAACAATGAACGATTGGAATTTGTCACTCAGGAGGTAAGGAGTGACGGACTTAACAGGTGTGTAATTGACGCTCATGGCATCTCCGGCCAGTTTTTGTTGCTCTTCACGCGATTCGCGCGGCCCGGTAGAAGTTGCAGGTTGTGCTCCACATGAAGCCCACACACAAGCTCAGACTGCAGTGGAACAATGTGGTCAACATGCCACTCTTTGCCAGTTTGCTCTTTTAGTTTACGTGCGTCAGCGTAGAAAACCTTAATGGCTTCGGGTGAAGCCCAACTAGGCGTGGACTTTTTCTTAGCCGCACGATAAGTAGCAGTCTGCGCTGACCACAGCGCACGGTTGCGCTTTACATATTCACTGTGGTGCCTACGCCGCGCGTCTGGATTCGCTTCTGCCCAAGCCCTGTTGCCCGCCAGCACTTTGTCTTTGTTGGCCTCGTAATATTGCCTCTGCGCGACAGACACTTTTTCTTTGTTGTCGTGGTAGTACGCGTTGGCGCGTGCCTTGATTCGTTCGCGGTTTCGCTCGTAGTACGCGCGGTCATCTTCTTTTTTGCCCATAACACACCTCGAAATATAACGTGTGTGTAGTGTAATACAAAAAATAGGCGCATGTGCCGCGCTCATGAGTAGTCATCCCCTGCATATTCGTAATTCTCGGGCTCGGCCAAGAATAAAGGCGTTTTTTGCAGTTTTTCTGCATTTGGCAGCTCGAAATCACCCGTCAAAGCCTCGAAATCGTCGTTTTCTACCATTTTTGGCTCAATTTCAGTGGCATTTGCCTCCAAAACTATGGCCTGTGGGGGTGCATTTCCGACGCTCGGGAGGTTGATTGTGATTGAAAAACCGGGCCCAGTTTGCGCAATTTGGTTGGTTTTCGGCTTCAATTCAGCCCATTCGACGATGTCTGTGATGGCTTGACGGCGCACAGCGGCTGGCACGTCCGTGTCTTTGGCCATGTGGTACAGAGTCGGCAACAAATCCTCAGCCAAAACTCGCGCTTTGGCCGAAAACGAGAACCCAGTGTCTTTGAGTTCCTTGACGTACATCTCAACGTAGCGTTGAAACTGTGGATTTGCTGCTATTTGGTCGTACTCAGTCTGCGTGAGACCCTCGCCTGCAACTACCGAGTGGATTGGCAACATGGCCCCCACTTGATTTCTGGCTATGGAAAGAGCAAGTTCACGCAGCAGCTGGTCGCTATGGATGGAGCTGTGCATGCGCGGACTGTAACATGGATGCTGGCGGCCGGGAACCCCCAACCCACAGCGACCTTCTAACCTATGGGATTAGCGTCAACTGCTTGACCAGCGGGGCCAGTTTACCACCATGGTAATTTTTAAATTGGGAGTATGTTGTCCACGTGTGGGGATATAAAAAATTGACCTTGTTATGAGAGCGACGGATAAGG